TCGCAAGAGCTTTCGCAACAAGAATCAGAACAGGGAATGGCACCTTTACAAGAACCATCGCAAGAGCAATCGCAAGAGCAATCGCAAGAGCTTTCGCAACAAGAATCAGAACAGGGAATGGCACCTTTACAAGAACCATCGCAAGAGCAATCGCAAGAGCAATCGCAAGAGCTTTCGCAAGAGTCATCTCAAAGGTCCCCGCCTCTAAAACCAGAACAAAAGGGAGGAACAAGAGCTAATAAACTTTTTGCTGATAAACTAAAACGCTTAGAACCTAATCTAATATTAACACGAAAAGAAGGTCAATATGATACTTACTCTAGAGCATGTCCTGTTAATTTAAACAGACAACCTGTTATCTTAACAGACGAAGAAAAGCGTAAAATCGACGAAACCCATAAGGATGCTTATGGATACGCGATTCGCTACGGAAGTGATCCAACAAAGAAAAATTGGTATATCTGTCCACGATTTTGGTGTATGAAAACGAATATGCCATTAACAGAGGAAGAGGTTAAAGATGGTGTATGTGCAGATGATATGCATGAATTCACAAGTAAAACGCATAAGAATGCAAATGGAGAATATGTTCAACATAATCCAGGATTTTTACCTAAAGATAAACACCCTACGTCTTGCCTACCCTGTTGTTTTAAAAAAGCATGGGGACAACAGCAACTACAAGGACGGCGTGACCAATGTAATATCGGGCCAGAAGATATTTCCAAACCAAGTACTGCTGAAGAAACAGGTTCGACTATGGTTAATGAACTCGATTCCGACGAAAAAGAAGTTTCTGGAAAACAACCGACAAAAAATGCAAATGCACAACAGAATGATAACCCTAATTTTTATATCATGAGCTTCGATACGTTCCCCATTCGTAAAGATAGATGGGGGTTTTTACCTCCATCGCTACAGCTCTTCTTACAAATAGATTATTCAAGTGTTATTACAAAAAAAAATGCCGCACTTATTAAACCAAATAAAGACGTGTTTTTACGATATGGCGTTGAACAGAATCAACATCAATCATTCATAGGTGCTATTGCTGATATATTTGGTTCTTTAATTAAAAATAGACAGCAGACAAACGCCATACCAACTATTCAAGAAATGCGATCTATTATTGCTGAATCAATTACGTTAGATAATTATTTAATGTTACATAATGGTTCTTTGGTATCTGTATTTCAACCCAAGAAAACACGAATAGAACCCGATATTCTAACAAAGCATATGCAATCAAAATTTTATCAATCTCTGAATAAGACGGTCGAAGCTCAAATGGATTTTTATGAAGATACAGTTGCATCATTCGAGAACTTTCTCGCGTTTTTACGTGATGATGATTCTTGGATAGATCATACCTATTTGTGGGATATTATTACAACACCCAATCCAAAGCTATTTCCATATGGTCTCAATTTGGTGATTATTGAAGTCGCCGAGAACGATATTACGGATAATGTTCAGCTAATCTGCCCTACCAATTCGTATTCTGATAATTTATATGATGAACGTAAAGAAACTCTTATCTTAATGAAACGTGATGAATATTATGAACCTATCTATTTGTATACAGTTAAAAGCGATGAAGACATTGAAGGTGGCACACGCGAAATGACCTCCATAAAAACTTTTTCCAACCAAATGAAACAAGCTCGAACAGTATTAAATAATATTAAACAGACAACACAACGATATTGTAATGTAAAACCTAGTATGCCAAATGTGTATACTTATAAAAAGAATATTTCAGCGATTGAATTGCTACGGATTTTAAAATCAAATGAATATACCATTCGTAACCAGTGTCTTAATTATCGCGGAAAAGTCATTGGAATCAATATTATTATTAACAAAAAATCGGTATTTTTGCCATGTTTTCCATCGACAATCATAAATGACATTCCTATTTCTTATATGGATGATATTCAATGGAACGGTTATGAATGGACACGTAACATATTACGCAAGATAAGTTCTCATACTAAACATGCTATTTTATGTAAACCTATGTTGAAAGTAGTAGAAGACCAACTTATTATAGGTATTTTAACCGAAACAAACCAATTTATCCAGATTGACCCACCCATCGCTAATGATATCGAAGATGGAATACCAGAGTATGTATCAAACAGTCTTTCCGATAATGGATACTTCGAGGCAGATAAAGCTATGGCTATTAGTCGTCAACCAGATCTTACGAGAACAACAACTATCAAAAATATTATATTAGAATCGCAATTTTACATGGCATTTCGTAGCATTTTACGCGTCATTTTGAATGACATTAAATATCGCGAAGTACGTGTATATTTAATAAATTTGTTAAATAATAAAGCCATTTTCTACAAAGATAAATTAAACAAGATTCAGTTTATATTAAAATTTCTAATGAACCAACAAGTCGCGTTTGAAGAACTTGAACCTGAATTATTAAATGAATTAGACGAAATTTCGAGTTGTTCTATAAACAATAAATGTCAAGATAAAAAATATTGTATTATGAAAGATGATATATGTACTCTTATTATACCACGAACCAATTTAGTCTCTGGTGAAGAAAATGAAACATTATATTATGTAAGATTAGCTGATGAAATTCTTAGGTATAAACGTATTCGCCTATTTTTACTAGAACCCAAGAAATACTTGAATATTTCTAACACCGATTATAAGATTTCTGATTCTGAGCTTATTATATTGCAATCCATTTTAGAGGGTGATTATTTGGATAACCTAATCCCATTCCAATCGAATCCTTATGTAAAACAAATTAATTACGATTTGGCGAACCCGACATTGACGCAAAGGTATGATTTGAATATAACATTACAACAACAACAGACGATTAACGAACAATACACAAATATGGACAGTTTTATAGCAGAATGTATTAAAACACGTCTACCCGCAATTGTTGGAAATGCAGATAGTTATTGGAGACGTGTCTTCCCCTCTACTGCAAAAGAAACAGTTTTCAATAATTCGCCAATGTGTACATTTTATATATGCATGTCTATAGTTCAACAACATTTAAAGACCACAATATCAGTGCAGACTATTAAATCCGCTCTTTGGAAGAAATATAGCGAATACTTAGTAAGACACAAAGAAAAGATTTTGAATATTTTGGCTTTACAGGGTAAAAAAGAGATGGTATTAGCAGTAAAACGTAGTCAAATTACATTGGAAGATTTAATTATGAGTTCTGAATATTTCTTATCCGACTTGGACCTATGGATGTTGGCGAGCCTGTTTCATCTTCCTATTATGTTATTTTCGGCAAAACCCCTAAAAAATTTGATGTTATCCGTGAACTGGTTAATTTTGGGTGGTAATAGAAATGGCGATTTGTATCATTGTGTTCGAAGTCCACCAGTGTATACGGGTTTGCCTGAATATCATTTAGTTGAACCTGCCGTTTATATGCGCGATTTGAAGGGATTTGATTCAATGATAAATAATGTTGATTATGTAGAAAATAATCTGTCTTTGGATAGCTATTTGGAAACACATAATCCGGTATAGTTATGTATTATTTTTGATATTATTTATATTCATAATCATATCAAATGTTGCCATATTAATGTCTATCACTCGATAAATACATTTATCGAGTGATAACATATAGAGAAATCCTCCTTTTTGTAGCCAAATGGCTAATCTTCGATTATCGACATGGATAGCCCTTAAAAATCATCACTGAAACATTGCTGTTTTTCAAAATGAACTTTGGCTTCTGCAAAACCGCCTATAAATTCTGCTTTATAAAAAATCATTGGGAATGTGCGTGGTTCTGCTCTTGAATATGCATCCATATATTTTAAAAAAGTTGGTTTATCTTCTATCAAATACTCATCACAATCAATGATGTGTGCATTTTCAATAAGTACTTTGGCTTTTGTGCAATTTGGACAACCACTTTTACTATAAATAGTGTAGCCAGTCGGTTTCGGCGGTTCAACAGCGGACAAATCACTCATTGAGTTACTATAATAACATATTTTTATGTTATTATATTATGTTATATTGCATTTGATTTTGATAAATTATTTAAAATCTCTTTGTCTACAATAGTTCCATAGATTTCTTGTGTGCTTTTGTTTTTATCATAGGATGAAGCCCATTGCAGATAGTAACTTGGAGAAAATAACTGTAAAAAACTAAAAAAAATATTATTAGATATACAAGGAACTTCACCAAATAAATCAAAAATATAACGATTTGCAACGCCAATGGTATAATCCGTTTTATTTTTAACAGCGTGCCAATACCAAGCAGGATTAAATAAAAAATCTCCTGAATGTAATAATGCTTCATAACGAGGAATTTTTAAAAAAGGATTGTTTTCAGATTCGGAAAAAAAATCATCGTCCGAAATAGCAAATAGTCCTTTCTCACTTGTTTGGCATTTAATAATTGATGTATACTTTGGATGAATAAATCCCCAATGTTTTGTTCCTTTTATATTAAAAAAGAAATTCACATTACTAGCACAATGTAGTGATGTTCCTGTGTTTTTTCCACCTAAAAATAATTGCGACATAAATTTATTTTCTTTTTCCTTTTTAAAAAAACTACTATTCATAATTTCAGACATTTTATGTAAGTTCAATTCATTTTCTGCTTGTTTTGAAACAGTGAATAATTTTGAAATATTATTCACGTAGACTGGTTCTCCTTTTTTTATTCCATCACATATTTCACGAATACTACATAAATTTGTATCTTTATCACATTTTTTTAACCGAGTACTTGTATTTCTAGAATAACTTACTGTCTTGTTATCTGAAAAGGCAGGAACATCTATATTTCCATATTCATTTTCAAAATACTCTAAATTCCATTTTTTTACACAATCAAACTCTTTTATTAATCCTCTAACTATAAATGGTTCAGTAAAACATTTGGATACCTTTTCTACATTTTCTTTAGTTAATTCTTGAATACTTAATTCAGGTATAGGTTGCGATTCTATTCTTGGTAATTTATCTAATCTATTGTTACGATTATTATTCATAAAAGTGGTCAAAAAATAATCATTCTGTATAAGTCTATTGTCTTTATATTGAGCTTCTTCTTTGAAATGGTAAGTACTTCTATTAATTAGATAGTCTATAGTATATGCAATATAATACAGTAGATTTGTTAGATTAATAAACAAAAGTGACAAAATAATTATTGCAATGACTAGAATTAGTTTTTTTTTATATATATTATTTACTTTCATGAGTGTCTATTGTATAAAGTCTATATAGAAAATTATCTAAATACTTATACTAACAGTTGATACTATATGAATCCAATAGTATCAAAAAATGAGTTATCAGAATAAAATAGAGAATTTTTTATAATAGGACAACCACTTTTACTATAAATAGTATATCCGGTTACACTTGGAGACTCGACTTCAATCATAGTGTTATTATAACATAGTATAATAACATATATTTATATCGTTCCATAAAAAATTATTTTGTGATATAACGGAACGTATATTGTCTCTTTGTATTACTAGAATCCCACATCATAGTCATCGTCACATTGTCCCAAATCTTCTTGTTTAATCGCAGCCAAGTTATTTTTGATTTCTGTATTCGCTTTGGAACATGTATCTCCCTTGTCTTCAAGCCCACCAAACATTCGTTCAATCTCTTTATCAGTATTACGCATGTCTACCTGTTTGTCTTCCATATTTTTCATCTTCTCCATATCTAAAACGAGCTGGAAAGACCCTGTTCCGAAAATACCCATTTGGCCCATCATTACATTCGCGGACACACCACGCATATGGTCAAAGTCTGCATGTCTCGATGCACCTAATAAGACCTCTGTGTGTACCTCAAACGTTGATTTTGAAATAGGCCCGATATCATCATTCAAAATGCCCGAACGGAAAATAGAAACCATATCTTTGGTCGATGTCATTCGATCGCATAATAAACTCAAATGGTGATAGTTAATATACACATCACTAAATTCCATCACCTCAACTAATTCATTAAAGATGGCATTTCTGGCAGCTTCAATACCAAATACGTTGAAGATTTCTTTGATATCATTACTGAATGTTCGTTTGGCATCAATGAAACTGAGTGCCATTACGTCCATCAGATTCGAACCAGTCGTATCCAAGACCCATACATCCTTCGGCACATATTTACCTTCATCACGTTCTACTTTACGTTCATCGACACCTTCTCTTACAACATTATTTTGTAGTTTTCTCGGGATTACATTCTTGATACCCGTTACGCCACGTAAGACGATATTATTCAATAGGTTCTCTTGGAAATTACGTAACATATAAATTTCGTCCGATTGGTCGAGAGTGTCAGGAATACCTTTCGTCTTTTTCTTCTGGAAAACACTACTATTCATTCGAATACGAAATACCAAGTTATTCGAGTTGTAGTCTGAATATACACAAGATACATCGTTACCGTAACTGTTTGTGATCGCAAAATGGATATCATCCATTGTGATATTGCTATCGAGTAGAATTTCCGGACCGATTTCCATGCGAATAATCCATTTTGATTTTTGACCATTGCTATCGGTTTGCACGTCCACACAACTTTCTAACATATTTTGGAATTCGTAATACTGTTCCATCAATGCTCTATCGGCTGGAATGGTGGTTTCTTTATCATTAGGGTCAAAGCAGATTTGCACAGACTTGATAACATCGACCAATTTGGTATGTTGTAACATATTCGCGTATTGTGTTGCTTTATCTTGTTGTTGCTCATCGATTGGCTTCAAGTGCACAGTCATAGACGAATTCTTGGGATTCTTTGTTAGACGTAGGATTTCTTCGATTCTTGGGACACCACGAGTCACATTCGATTTTGATGCCACCCCCGCAAGGTGGAAAGTATCATTTAAGCAGAGACCATTATAGCAGTCAAACGTTCTAGTATCTTCGACAGTTAAGTCATATGCATAATTTGTTGTATTGGGTACTTCTTCAATAGATACTATTTGGTCAAATTCAATGTCTTCAAATCGGCCTGCTCGGTCTTCCATAACGATTTTTCCATCTATCGTATTAGGAACCATCATATCCTCCAATGAATGTTCATATTTGAAATATTCTTGTTTCAATAGCACATTAAGTCGGTCTTGTTTTTCTTTGATTGTCAGATTCAGTAAAGATGCCAACTTCTGCGTCTGCCTATTCTTTACATCCAAACTATAAGATTGTTTCTTGTGTTGAATCGTATGAGTATTTGCTTTTCTAGTAGGAATTTTATAAATATGACTAGATACATCGAGGTTTCTCAACATTACCATGACATCTGTCAATAAGTCACGTGAATAAGACCACATTTTAATATCGTTAATCCTGATTGACCCATCTTTGTTCTTTTTTTGTGAAATAGAACCATCTCCTCCAATATATGCATCCAAGAAACCAAGAATACATTGTTTGTTGGAAAACACGATAGACGATGAAATGCGTTTCTTATCACTAATCTTTCCACAAAGATTTTCTAGAATTCGACATAGAATAGTATTATGAATCTTTAATTCTTGGCTTGTCCATCCTTCACCGCCTCTCCCGACACGCTTATGTTTTTGATGTGGGATGTTCCATTTTGTACAAAGGTCTTCAATGGGTTTCAAATAAGCATCATTATTGTTGCAAATAGATACAGAATTTTTATTCATAGAACCTTCTGCTGCATATGCACCCAATAAATACCCAAACTCATAATTTAATTCAATTGTTTCTGGTATAGTATAGTCTGAACAACCCATGCTTTTCATATAAATGTTTCCTGGTTTCAAATATTGTGATTTGTTTGACGTTCTACCTGGTCTAACTATATCTTTGAATAGTGGAAGTATACATTGACTCGTTTTATGCGGTACAATAAATGTAATATTTGCATGATTTTTCCACCAGTGGGTTTCATGCATGACTGTCTTCACTTTTTCAAGCTCGGAGCCATACAAATACTCTGTTGGAGGTAATATTTCTCTTAGATTCAATTTGGTAATTTCGCTGTATTCGAGTGCTTTTCTAGAAGCTGGCAGATAGTCTCCAACCTTCAAGTCTTTTCCGTTCACACCGATTATCTTTCCGTCAACTAGTTGAAGAAACGACTTTGCTTTCGTAGCAGTGACTTCACGATTTCCCTTAGTGGTTACCTTCAACATAGTATTGGTTCCGTCTTCATTGATGACTGGATGCTTGGTAACAGCTTCGACGCGACGCCAGACTGTTTGTCCTGCTTCATTCGCACAAGGAACTTCGTAATACTCTGCGAGCTCTGCATAAGTGGTGTCTTTGTCTGCCATATAGTCGATTTTTTGTGAGAGTTTGGTTTGCATATCTGTAAATTCACCAATACTTAGCCTGAGAATTTCATTTTTGGAATTTTTTACAATTATTTCCGCTGCATATACGAGTGAGTTGAGTGTTAATTGTGTAGTGGGTTCTCCAATAGACTGACCAGCTATCACGCCGACCATTTCACCCGGATGAACAATCGCTTGTTTGTATTTTAAAACAATGGTTTCTAGTAAAAGCATGAGCGCCTTTCTATGATAACGCTTGTTAATAAGCAGATCTTTAGGTGTCACGTAAAAGTAAAACATGACTTCAAACAGCGATTTGGGTTTTACATACTTAATTGAATTAAGCTTTTGATAATACTCTTCAATCAGCTCAAATGCCTCTAGTGGAGTGATATCCGTTATCGAATTTGAGTTAAGATTAAGCTGTCCTTGAATATTCGCAATAATACTCTGGAAAGCCACTGGTAATCTCACCATATTTTCATTCTTATGTTTGAATACATTTTCCACTACATTCTTACGTGCAGTTAACATTTTGTCAATATATTCTTGACATTTTTGCAGAGCTTTAGGTTGCTGTGACTTGAGACGCTTCTTTGCGCCAGGACTATATACATTCACCAATTCTTTATGTTCATCGTTTACACCTACAATATCATAATATACATATATGTCTTCCGTACTCATTCCGACTAGGGGGATTACTTGATTCTCTACTCTGGTCGAATCGAATCCATCATCTCCATAAGCAAATTGAACGATACGTCCTTTATTGTTTCGAACTGTCATATCATATTCGACCTTCAAATCTTCCAAACCCTTGATCAATCGTCGTTGAATATATCCAGTCTGACTGGTCTTTACAGCAGTATCAATAAGACCAATACGACCACCCATAGCATGGAAGAATAGTTCTGGTGCAGTGAGACCTGAAATATACGAATTTTCGATGAATCCACGTGCGCCAGGACTATCATCGAATTTACTGAAATGGGGTAGCGTTCGACTTTCGAAACCATAAGGAATTCTTTTTCCATCAACGTTCGTTTGTCCCAAACAAGAAATCATTTGTGAGATATTTACGGGTGTGCCTTTCGAACCCGAATTGACAATCATGACGAAACGATTTGTCTTACTGAGGGATTTACGGCCGATTTTACCCGCCTGATTCGTAGCATCATTCAATATATTATTTACATCACTCTCAAATTGAGCCATATTTGTATTTGCAGTTTTATTCTCGAAAATACCTAGATGAACACGGTTAATTAAGGATTGTACTTCTTGTTTTTGTTTTGCAATGACTTGGATAATACCATCTTGTGTTGTTGTATTTGCAATTAAATCACTGATGCCAACACTAAATGCGCTCGATTTCATGTATTCCGTGACTACGTTTTGCAGGTCATCGATGAATTGAGACGCCTGCATGTTACCAAAATCGTTACAGATTCTATGTAGGATACCTTTGGTTGTGGAAGAGAGTACGGATTTTTCTAATTGACCACGAATATATTTTCCGTTTCTGATTTCGAGGACATTGTTTGATGTTGCGTAATCTTCTTCATCTTCAAAGAGCTTTGTTTTGTATTTCATAGTCATAGGATAAAGAATTTGCGAAAGAACATCAAAATTTGTTATTTTCCCTTCATTTTGGTCTGCTGCTGTTCTAAGTGCTTGTACATCTACTTTGGAAAACATCATCAACAGGTTCATTGCATCTCTAGGACTAAATTTTATATTGGGTCTTGTAAATCGGTATGAACCCAAGAGTGAGTCTTGGAAAATACCAATAATGGGTGAGTTACCTGCTGGGCTAATAAGCTGGTAAGGAATCGCTGCAAGGTGGCGCAGCTCTGATTCTGCCAGTACATTTTGCGGGCAGTGCATATTCATCTCGTCGCCATCAAACTTCGCTGCATATATGCTTTGACAAAATAGTGATTATGAAATCGACTATTTTTGTAGGTATAAAACATATATGCAGCACCCCCAATGTTTCCAAAGGGGAAGGACTGTACCTTAAGCAAACTCAGGATGGCTAGTCCTTCATCGTTCACCAACACCTCAGCAGTCTCTGAGAGGGTATCATGGCCTACCATATCGGCTTTAGATACTCCACTGCGGATTGCCCATTCTGTCTTTATGGAGACAAATCAATCACTTTTTTACCATTGGGTACGGCTACTAACCGTGTTCCTCCAAAGAGTTTCCAAATTGGAGTGGTAGTGATTGCTTTAGGGGTTTCCCGTCAACAAGGTGTTTTGCATCCGGGTAATCAAGGTTTCCTGGATACTAGGGGGTAGCACGCTTTTCACGCCCCCTGTTGCCGACATTGATGATTTGAGAATCACTTTAGCTGCATAAATGCAGCCAAAAATTTTATCGGCATTGTATGGCTTGGTACAAGCTACGTTCATTCGAAATGTGTCACCTTTATGCATGACCTTTACGATATGACACATCATCGAAGGTCGATGGAGAGAAGGCTGTCTGTTAAACAAAACAGCATCTCCGTCCATCATGTGACGATGTACCACGTCGCCATCTTCCAACCGTATGGAAGCTCGGTCTACATATCTTAGTGAGATATTCTCGCCGTTTTTTCGCTCCAAGATCTTGGCGCCTGGATAAACATCCGGTCCGTTCTGAATCAACTTCAAGAGAAATGGGCGATTTCTCGAATTGACCGTTTCCGGCTTCGTGATATTCATGGCGATCTTCTTAGGAACACCCAATTGTCTACTCGACAAATTAGGGTCACCTGTAATGACGGAACGGGCACTAAAGTCCACACGTTTACCCATCAAGTTACCACGAATACGCCCATTCTTTGAGTTCAGGCGACCCATGATACACTGTAGAGGACGTCCGGATCGTTGTGCCATCGGAACAGCACCTTTCACCTTATTGTTCACAATCATCGCGATGAAATATTGTAACACGGTGGTGAGTCCCTCGATCACATTTGGCGACGCGCCATTCGTAATCTTATCCGCCAAGTCACGATTGGTCTTGATAATGTTACTATATATATGTGTCAAATCATCTTCACTACGCTGTTGAGCATCATGCTTGACCGAAGGTCGAACAGCCGGAGGCGCAACAGGTAATACCTGACAAATCATCCAATCTGGCCGAGACCATACTGGACTGAAACCCATAAAATTGATATCTTCATCAGAGATGCGTTTAAAGATTTTCAAAATGATTTCTGGCGTAAGACGCATATTAATCTTTTTATTATCTGATTCGGCACTTGTTTCCATATTTTCCCAGATTGCGAAAATTGTCGCCATTCCTTCCAACTTGATCTTATCTGGCTGCTTACAGCCACAACCATCTTCTATGCATTCACCACAACGCTTCACTTTCGTAGCGGCAGAGACTACATAGTCCCATCTATCTTCCGACTTCATCTTCAAAATATGCTTGTGTCGTTGTTTATTGATCAAAAGCTTGCTACATTTGAAACATACACATTTCAAGAATTTCATTATTTCTTTAATATGCTGAATGAAGAAGACGGGTCTCGCCAATTCGATATGACCAAAATATCCAGGTGTATCAATGTAAGTCAAACCATCTGTTGGACAGATTAGGCCTGGCTCTAGAACGCCCATTCTTGGATCGAATAATCCACCAATCACCGGTTTATTATTTATATATGTGTCACGTGTAGTGACTTCCACAACAGAGTTCTTGCGAATCTCGTCAGGCGATAACATACTAAATTGAACACCGATGATTCTGGAGGCGGGTTTATGTTCACTCATTCTTGCTTGTTTAGACATTTCACCTTAACCTTATATTATACTGTTTATATATTTTTATATTGTTATTTTCAATTTTTTCAATTTTTTTTCAAAACGTATTTTACGCAAATTTTGATTCTATAAAAAATTGAAAATGAAATGTCCAGAAATAATGATTGTTAAAATAGCTTAAATCTTTAGTTCTATAATAACTTATCAAACCATGTCTGCCATCCGTGAAACCAAGAAATCTCAGTCAAAGGAAGGAAAGAACGCATCTAAGAATTCTAAAAATACAAAACAAAATATTCGTAACAAATTGAAGAAAAATAAGGGCGATTCTGATAGCGATATTGATATCGATGATGAATCTGATGTTTTCGAGGAATCTGACTCCGATTCAACTTACGTTCCACCCAAGCGTTCAAAGAAAAATAAAAGAATTGTTATTGAAGAGTCGGAAGATGACGATGATGAATGGACGGACGATGATGAAGATGATGAGGAAGATGATGAAGAAGATGATCAGGAAGATCAGGATGATGAAGATGATGCAGAAGACGAAGATATGGATCAGTCTGCTATTCAGAAATTGATATCAAAGATCTTTCCTTCCAAATATATGAAAAAGCGTATTGAATCTATGGTTGATGATGAGCTAGAAAAACCTTCCAGAAAAAACAAGAAGTCTAAACCCGAGAAAAAACCAACAAAAAAGTATAATACTCGTACCAAGAATTCCAAAAAAAGCAAGAAACACGAAGAGTCAGACGAAGAAGCTGATACAGAAGATGATCAGGAAGATGTTGAAGATGACGATGACGATGACGATGACGAAGAAGATGATGCAAATGATGAAGATGGTATATTCAATATCGTCTTTATGGGCGGTAATGATGCCGAACAAGAAGACGAAGAATTCATTGAAGACGAAGAAGGTGTTGATTGCGACAGCGACGACGAGCAACGTTTCATGAAGGAAACATACGAAAAGGTCGAGCTTCCTGAAGAAGTCGTCAAAGATAAAAAGGTCACATCAAAAAAACAATCTAAAAAGAAAGCAAAGAAAACACAAGACGAAGAACAATTACCAGATGTTGAAAAAGAATATCTCGACCTAGTTGATACCAAGAAACAGCTTTCGCAACAATATACTAAAAAACCTAATAGTAAGATTTTGAAGAAAGCTATTCAAGAGTGCAACGACTCGATCAAGAAATTGGTCAAGAAAGCACGTGTCAAGAATGCAAAGACTTATCATCAACTTATTCACGGTGGTAATAAACAAGCGAATGAAATCGACTATTTCAAAAAACAACTTTCGAACCAAGAACAGTTGCGTATCATGAAAGACCTAAAAGAAATCAATAGCCATATCAATGTTGTGAAACCATATCGTCTGACACTTCTCGATTCAAAAATGCCGGCTAAGTTTAAGGCAACAGCCTTACAAAAGCTCAATGTTCTGAAGTCGATGGATCCTAGCGATAATGAGTATTATAAAATCAAAAACTGGGTTGATACTTTTATGCGAGTACCATTTGGATTCTATAAATCACTATCTGTTACTATGGATGATGGTGTCGAAGTATGCCACGATTTTATGAATAACGCTATGCAAACACTTGATACTTGTGTATATGGCTTGAATGATGCTAAGATGCAGATTATGCAAATGATCGGTCAATGGATATCAAACCCGTCAGCAATGGGAACAGCCGTCGCTATACATGGACCACCAGGTACAGGCAAGTGTCACGGTATAAACACACCTATTCTTATGTATGACGGTTCCATCAAAATGGTACAAGACATTATTGTTGGTGATTTAGTTATGGGCGACGATTCTACACCTAGACGAGTATTATCACTTGGTCAAGGTCAAGATGAGATGTTCGACGTAATTTCAAATAATAATACTAGTTATAGCGTAAATTCTGAGCATATTCTTTGTTTGAAACCTTCAGGAATGAATCGTATTAAACCAGTTCATAATAAAAATGGAACAACTTCATATAAAACAATCTTCTTTCATCTAGAAACATATAAATATCAATATAAATCATTTGATAATAAAAACGATGCAGAAAATTATCTACATAATCTTGTTGCGAATCAATCAAAACAAATCGTGGAAATAACTGTAAAAGAATTCTTGAAATTACCCGAATATATTCAAAAACATTTGAAGGGTTATTCGACCGGTGTTGAGTTCGATACAAAACCCATTCTATTTGACCCTTATATTATTGGTGTTTGGCTAGGTGACGGAACTTCATCAAAACCTCAAATCACTTCTCAGGATTCTTCGATTTTATCCTATCTAAGAAATGAGCTTAAGAAAGATAGATTGAACCTCAATTACGTTAGTAAGTATGATTATTTAATTGCATCCGATGAGCCAAATCGCCCACATCCGGGAATTAGTAAGAAAACTGGTCTTCCGTATGAAAATAAAAACATATTTACCAAAACACTCATTCATTATGACTTATTAAACAATAAACATATTCCATTTGAATATTTGACAAACAATCGTCAAATTCGATTACAAATGTTAGCTGGAATTATTGATACGGACGGTTGGTTTGATATTGATAATCGTAGTTATGAAATTACGCAAAAATCGAAACGTTTATCTGATGACATTCTATTTCTAGCTAGGTCATTAGGGTTTGCCGCATCACAGAATGAATGTGATAAATATTGTGTGTACAAAGGCGAAAAACAATATGGTATTTATTATCGCGTTAATATCTACGGCGAAAATCTACATGATATTCCGACTAAGTGTCCGCGAAAACAAGCAGTTTCTAAAGCTAGAGCAACAAACGCTTTAATCTCGGGAATTACTGTAGTACCAAAAGGACGCGGTACATATTATGGCTTCGAATTAGATAACAATCATCGTTATGTTCTTGGTAATTTCGTAGTAACACATAATACGTCATTAATCAAAGACGGTATCAGTAAGATTCTGGGAAGAGAATTCGCATTTATTGCATTAGGCGGTGCAGGAGATAGTAGTTTCTTGGAAGGCCATTCTTATACTTACGAGGGAAGCAGCTGGGGTAAAATCGTCCAGATTTTGATAGATAGTAAGTGTATGAATCCTGTCATTTACTTTGATGAATTGGATAAGATTAGCGATACTCCTAGAGGCGAAGAAATCGTCGGCATTTTAACGCATCTTACTGATACCTCGCAAAACTCACAATTTCACGACAAGTATTTTTCGGAAGTCGATTTCGATTTGAGTAAATGTCTATTTATCTTTAGTTATAATGATGAATCCAAAGTCAATCCTATTTTGAAAGATCGTATGTATCGTATTCAAACTAAGGGTTATGAATCCAAAGAAAAAGTTACAATTGCACGAAATTATTTACTTCCTAAGATTCGTGAGCAAGTCAATTTCAAAGAAGAAGACGTCATTATTCCAGATGAAACCATACAATATATTGCCGGTAACAATGAGCTGACTAAAGGAGAGTCAGGTGTTCGCAATTTGAAGCGGTGCTTAGAGATTATTTATACAAAGTTAAATTTGTTCCGTCTCATGAAACCAGGTTCAAAGTTATTTGGAAAAGACTTGGATATCAAAGTAGAATTCCCGTTCACTGTCACAAAGAAAGAGGTGGATATATTTATTAAGAACGAAGAACACCAAAATCAAAGCATGTTAGCAATGTACGTATAAGAATAGGAAAAATCATAATCATAACGACATAAACATAAACTATGTAATATTCTTAATAATACATAATTTTTTATGGAAAATAACAATCGTCAAAAGATTGATCGTATGATAATCGCCAAAGCGAACTTGGATGCTATTCCTCTAGATTCGGTAGATGATGAATATATTGCCATCCAAACTGCAATAAGTAAATATATTATAAAACATTGTGAACATAGTGTTATTTCAGATCATATCGATCTGGACGCAGAAAAAAGTGCTACAATCTATTATTGCGAACATTGCTATGAATTTTTTACTGAGCCATAACTCCTATCCTAAGCTAGATGGAGCTCCTGTTTGGTTACCACCGCGACTAGACAATAGCTGTTTTTGTTGTTCAGTTAAACATAAACTTCCCTTTGAATTGGATAAGCCTGAGCTACCTACCGAACAGCTCAATTTGCCTTCTGTTCCTGCAAAAAGGTCGATTTTGTTATCAGCCACTCCTGGACTGCAGAATAATCCATTGAACCCGTGTACTTTCTTACAGTCACCTCCTTGAGAGCTATCAATCAAATACGACTTATAACTATCCATAGCATTATGAGATGCAGCGCTCGAATAATCGGTTGTCATTCCACCAAATCCTTCATATGGATATTCACGTGTAAATAAGCTATTGGGCGAGTAAGGAACATATGTAGAACCTGCAAATAAGCTACCGACTATTATTATAAATATAACTCCACAGAGTATGCAACACAATGTTTTATCGAATTTCATTATACATAGTATTAAGATTATATTTTTTATGCTAAAGTAAATATAATCTGTCTAGGAAAAGGATTTAAATGTTCTAGGTTGTATTATATATTAGTTAATTTTTCTATTTACAAATATGGCTAATATGAATTCAGAAGAACGATTAAATCTCAAGAAACTCATTAGTGAAATGGATTGTGAGAATAATACCGAGAACATTCGAAAATTGAAACACAGTGTTCTTATACGCGACGATATTCGAAAATTAGACGTATTAAAGGGAAAAGTAGGTTCTCTAAAAGAATCCGATTTTCCCGCATTTTTAGAAATGTGTCAATCAGAGTGTTCCTTTTTATTTAATAACTATACGGATATTTTTAATAAAATGATTCGAGATGAACTAGACCTCACTATTATGACTAAATTACTTACTGTGTTGAAACTGATTGAGGACGGCAAAACAGATCAACACGAGGGTTCTTATATGATTGGTAAAATCCTAAAAGAACTTTATTTAGATAGTGCAGTAAAACGTGCGGATAATATTGACAGAGAAATGGAGAGCCAAAAAGAGAAACCTAATGATGGCAAAGCAATTTCATGGTCTGAATATAAGAAAATGAACCTGTAATTTTATGTGTATTTTATATATATTATATAAATGAGTGATTTTGAATTACGTTCAATAAATATTGGTTCAGTTGATAAAGAAACTTTTGACACATTCATTGCTAATTATAAGAAAAATCAGACCAAGTTATGTGTGAATAAAGGTGTAAAAAGTATAGAATTATTAAGAGATTTAACTGATGATTATGAAGGCGCGAAAATGATCAATTCGCATGACAAGGTCTTATTTATATGTAAAGCTAATGAATCAGATTATGAAATATTAGCATTTGCATTGCTCAGAAAACATGTAGAAAATAAAACCATCATTCTACAACAATTATGTAGTAATGTAAATAAAACTCTTAGGATGGAAGGGAAGAAATTAGGCGCTTATTTATTGGATTATATCTATGATGAATATGTAATAAATCAATCCTATATATTGAAATTAGAACCCGCTACAAAAGAGTTAGTCCCTTATTATGTTTCGTGGAAAAAACCGACTTTACCTATGTCAACATTTAACAATCATATGACATATGGTTATCTCGTATACGGCGATATGTCAAATATAAAAGAGCATGCATCTACCATTTTCGCCGATTTTAATCTAATCGATTCTGTCAAAAGATATTTACACATCAATACACAAGAATTCGATACGATTGCTAATAAACAAAAACATAAGTTTCTATATCGTAAATTGAAAGAAAATAGGTCATTATCCGAATCTGAAAAATCACAGATAGAGAACATGATTGACAATATTCAGATCTTTAGTATTGAAGAACTCGAATCGTTTTCTGGAGGCAGAAAACGACGTAGTAAATGCACCATGATCAAACGCAGAAAAATGAAATCCAAAACAATAAGAATTAGATGAATAAATTATATAAATAATGCCCCTTATATAATTTATTCGTTATCGCGATGAATTTTTTACAGGATCCGTATATTCGAAGTGTTTATTCTAACCTTAAAAACAACTATGCAAGTACTGTAACCAACTTTTGTATCTTAAAGTTGGCTATCTCAGATCCAAGTTTAAATGCTGCCTATGTTAAACGGGCTGGAGATCATAACAAGAAGGTTCTTTCGAATCTTTACGTTGATTCCGGTTTTGACGTGTATGTTCCCAGCGAACAAACATTCACTAGCGAAATTGATTCTCATTATATCGATATGGGAATAAAGACTGAAATGCTATATTGTAATGTTGAACGTGACATTGTTACGCCTTCGCCTTTTTTATTGTATCCTAGATCTAGTATTTCAAAAACACCTCTTATTCTGGCAAACCATGTTGGCGTAATTGATGCTGGATATAGAGGTTCTATTATAGGTGCTTTTAGATGGATTGCGAATACTGAGTCGGAGGACGAATGTTACGTCGTTGCTAAAGATACACGATTAGTTCAGATATGTCATCCATCATTATGTCCTATTTTTATCGTTTTAGTAGATGAATCGGCTTTGACACCGAGTGAACGAGGAACAGGGGGGTTTGGGTCAACGGGCAAGTAAATACTTCATATTTACAGCCTTGTGCAAAGTATTTACAGCCTTGTGCAAAGTATTTACAGCCTTGTGCAAAGTAATCATTAAATTTGCATAATATTATATGACACAAAACTATATATTATTATGGATTATTTTAGTGACTTTAGTTCGTATGATTCGTTTGATTCATTGAACGAGTCGAATGACTATGTTGATATATATAAAGGAAAATATTATACAAGACCAAAGTACAAACGCGTTCAAAAAGCCATTGTGTTCGATTTGGACGAAACACTAGGTTCATTTACCGACTTAAATATACTATGGAATGCCCTACATTCATATGGACCAACTCTAACAGTGCCCCATTTTAATGATATTCTCGATTTATACCCTGAATTTTTACGATATGGTATTCTGCCAATATTGGTTTACTTATTAAAAAAACGCTCTACACTTGTGCGATGTTATATCTATACAAATAATCAATGTTCTCATCCAGATTGGATAAATAATATTACGCAATATTTTAACTATAAATTACTCGTAGATGAACCACTCTTCGATAAAGTAATCTGTGCGTTCAAAATTAATAATGAAGTCATTGAGCCCAAAAGAACTACGCAAAGAAAATTACATAGCGATTTCATCAGTTGTACACTTCTCCCAACCAATACAGAGATATGTTTTATCGATAATACATATTATTATGGTATGGATACAGAGCGTGTATATTATATACAACCACGTTCTTATTATCATCATCTTACCACAAAACAGATTATCGATAGATACGTTGAAACATTTGTCAGTTCGACTCTGAACCGTCAAGCTGTCTCTGATTATTTATTGAATTTCTTTAAAACTCAGGGGCGTATTTTATCGGAGAACCCTAGTTTTAAAGAGCTAGAAACCGACATCTATGTGGCGCAAAAATTAATGTATCATATAAAGGATTTCATCTATTTGACGAATATACGTAAATCGCGTACTAAAAAAGCTCGGTTGAAAATTGGGCGAGTTACACGAAAGAAATGGTCTATCAATGTGTAATTTTGTCTGTGATATACATAAATGGCGTTTCGTTGTCTCCTCGTTCAATGGATTGTACTATTTTCTTGTTTATCGTAATCACATTAGTGTTGTTTATAGACAAATATATGTTATATATGACAAATAGAAATAATATTTTGGTCATATCATTATACGTGTTTATTTTTTTATTATAATTATACCATATCACTACTATAGGTACCACCTTTGCAATAAGTATCATTATAATGTATTTGATTATTCTAGTAACGGGAACTTTGGCGATGATAAAATAAAATGTCTCGCATAGGTTTATTACGGCTGCAATAATAAATGCCAATAGTGGGCTAGTTATTTTATCTGGAAAAACCAAATATAAAATAAACCATGCAAATATCCAGTATGAAAATATGAAGTCAATCCTTATCATTATACATTATATATTTACTTTATCTGAAAATAGTATGTGATATTTTTTTCATAAAATCAGTAAAATTACTCATTATTTTTCTATATGTTCATATGCCATAAGTATCAGTTGTTCTTCAGTTGTCAATTTTTGAAATGTTATACATTCATCAAATTTATATTGAATAAACCGTTGTCTGGAATTCAAACAGAGAACCTGGACACCCGAATCTAAAAATTTAATGTCGACTACAATGCCCCCATTTGTTAAACGAATACTTTGCCCATTCTTTGGACGTCTTAACCACCTAACATGTTTTCCCTTGTGTAATTCATGTATTTCGTCCACCATTCTATATCCCATTAGTTTTGTGTAAATTTGTTCAATCTCTTGAGAACCTAGTTCTAGTTCTACTAACTCTTCCATGATCGTATTTGCTATATCTTTTGTCGTTTTGTTTTCTAAATAATCATTTTTCGTATTTTCAATAGAATCTAGTAGGTTCTCGATATCTATTGTTGAGAACAAACTCGGATCTCGTTTTGCATTTTCAAATATCGCGGCAATATCATCATTATTCATATATGTTATCGTTATTAGTATAATATATATGCTTTTCTTTTTATCGTTTTGCAATCAGATTTACTCCTGAATCTAATTCTCGTTTTTCTAAGTGTATATGTAAATATTATTGGAATTGTAATGGAAAAAGTCCGTGAATAACCGAGTTTTCTTTATCTGATGATGTCACTGTTTTACTGGGGTCATTCGTTATTGCTTCCTCTTTATTATTTTGCTTTACTTGTTTATCTTCTTTGGAGAACCTATACACACTAAAGAATTCCACAAAAATCATGTTAAATAATAGGAATCCCGCTGATCCAAATATAATCTTGGAATCATACTCACGTAACTTATGGCTTCGAAATGGATGAAATCGAAACAATAGAAATGCACATACAAATGACTGAATTAATATATTAAATGTTTTCAAGAATAATGAATTGATAGCTATAATCCCAATAAACACTAAAGCATAAATAATATGCATCAGCCAGATCATATGGAAATAATATCGACCGAAATAATCTAATATATCATCTATTTTGTCTTGTATTTGTTTCAAAAGAATCATACTATATAATACCACTTAGATATTTGTTATGTTATTTATATAATATGTCAATGCAGAACCAAGAACCCTTTATATTAATCAATCATAAATATCAATTATATGAACAAATTGGTCATGGTAAATTCGGTAAAGTATATTCAGGAATTAACCGAAAAACGAAAGAAAATGTGGCTATCAAAATGGAGGACTATACTTCACCCATACGTTTGCTGAAAAACGAGGCCAAAATATTAAAATATTTATATGATCATGGTTGTCGACAGGTTCCACTTGTTCTCTGGTATGGTATGGATAATTCGTATTCTATAGACCATACTATATTAGTCATGCCTTTTTACGAAGGTTCTCTACATCTTGTTTCACCTACATCATTAGATAAAGCTATGACTAGTGCAATACAGATACTGGAATCTGTGCATAAACATTATGTTATACATCGTGATATTAAGCCAGACAATTTTATGGTAAAATCAGGAGAACTTTTTTTAATCGATTTCGGTATGGCAACGTTTTATATAGATGGTTATTCAAAACATATTAGTCCAGGTTCTCAAGATGATACTGAGAATAAGGAATTAGTATTATGCGATACAATTGTAGGTACACCTAATTATGTAAGTTATCATGTTCATTGTGGTATTCGCGGAAGTCGACGTGATGATCTAATTTCATTGGGATATATGTATCTCATGTTACATAATAAATGTTTAGCATGGGAGAATATCAAGATACCATTGGATATAGATTGTGAAACATATCCATATATTCATGTTCTCCATCCTAGAAATCAAATTAGAAAAACGTTGAAGTCCCGCGATAATCTCGTAGAAATTTGTATACAAACAAATCAAAAGATATTGAATTTTTTGATGTATTGTTATGATTTAGAATTCGAGGCGAAACCCGATTACACTTTATTAAGTAATATGTTTATCGATTCGTAGTATCCGTCGTAAATATAGGAGGTGTAGCTTGTTGTCTACTGACTAAATAAGTATATCCACTAAGAGATAGTGAAATAAATAGAATTGACAATAAAAGTAATATCGACATTGTCTTTGAGCTGATACCTAAACCATTCATGTTTGATATATTATAGTTACATAAATTATTTTTATGGAAATGATTTAAAAACAACCCATACTATACTGTATATCAATAGTATTCGATATGAGTTCTGCTGAGGGAGTTTCAAGTCGTTTAATTGGGCAAGTAAAGTGGTTTAATAATAAAGCCGGTTACGGTTTCGTTACTGTACGTGATGGCGAGTATGCAGATAAGGATATTTTTGCTCACTTCAGTGCTTTGCGCGTCCCACCTACTCAATATAAGTATTTAATGGAGGGTGAGTATGTTGAATTCGATTTGGTGAAGACGGAGGGTGGTAAGTATGAGTACCAAGCGACTGATATTTCTGGTATCAAGGGTGGAGGGCTTATGTGTGAGGTTCGCAATGCTAATCGTCAGGTATCTGTTCGTGACCCAGAGTCGCGCCCACAGACAAGCCAAAGGCGTTATAAGGTGCCTAAGGAAGGTTCTAGTGCCGGCGACGAAGGTTTCACCACTCCTGTGCGTCGTTCACGTCCCAATAACCGTCTAAGAAAGAATCCTACACCCACGCCTTCTGAACAGGCATAAAATGTATATTCCTTAAAAATAATAAACACGGGCTTATTATTTTTGTTATTCGACTTTTACACCGATGAACATTTAAAATTGGACAAACCACCACAGGTGGTTTGCCTTTTAATTGATTTGTTGCGAAGCATCGGCAACGTTTCCCTTTCACATCTTGTGGGACGCTTTTTAGCGTCCCACTATAAATGTTCAAGGGTGTATTATCAATTATGGTGTTGATTTTTTTCCACTAAAATACCCTTAAATACATTTCGTAGGATTTTTTGTGTGTCGCGTTCGTCTTCTTCTTCTGTAAACGCACCTAAGCAGGTTAGCGAAAGCTGAGTGAAAGCCTCATTCTGTGGACTATTATTAATAGCATATTCGGGATTTTTCTCCTGCCATGCCGGAAGTTGTTTCAAGTTTTTACGCGCAATAATCTTCACGACCTTCTTTAACTTGGGTTGTTCGTCTTTTTCTTTCTCCCATGCATTCTGGTCTCGAATATATACGGTTTCACGCTTCAAGTCTGTACAGTGTAATGGTCTCATGAATACGTCCATTTCTTTTAATTTGTTGATGAAAATGCGGGAAATTCCGTTGACATATCCTAAGCGACCCGTTGCCTCGATATCCGCCACAGTCAATTTGATATTATCTAAAAAATCCTGTATATTAATAGCATTCTTGCACTGTTCGTTCAAAAAGAAATTCAAATTAAATTGCTGGTTTACTTGATTTTGAATAACCGTTGATGGATTCTTCATGGTAAGTTCGTGTTTCTTGGATAGTTCGTTGATCGTATTTTGTAATTCTTTATGTTGTTCCATCATAAACGTTTGCATTTCGCTACTTTTCTTGATAAACTCAATAATAGCTTCACTCGCATTTTCGTCGTTCGGTTGTTCTTCTTGAGTTACTACCTGTAAATTGTCGTTATCTAAGTACACAGAACATATTGTTCGATGTTTACATAGACTAGAAAGATGTTTATACTTTTTACCACATGTACATATGTGCGGAGAGATCTGAACTTTATTTGTATCTATTAAATTCAAATGCTTTTTTCTTTTTGTATGTCTTAACCATTCGCTATTTTTTGAACACCTATATTGACAATTTTCACAAAAATACTCTTTTATATGATTAGGCGATTTTTCATTAGCCATTGTTAGTATATTTGATATATGCTGTGAATCTTTAAATGATTTATTTTCATCATCGCTATTATTATCATATGCTTTTAAACCTTTTTTATTTTCGGCGATTTTCGGCGATTTCTTCATTAGTATTGTTGGCTAATATAAAATCGCCTAGATATTATTTTACGTAAAATTATATTACCAGACGAGCGACTTTTTATCTCCTTCGCATGGAGATAAAAAAGTCGCAAGTGTTCGAGGTATTTAAAATAAAAAACGTTTCACTTGATATATGCAGTAAAATAAAATAATCATAAATGTATGTAATTTTTATGAAAAAGCGAGAATGGAGATGGATGGAGATGAAAAAGTCGCTCTTAAAAATATTAGTTTTACGTTAAATATGTGACCGGCGATTTTTACTAACAAAAATCGCCAAAAAATCGCCGTTATATTATTGTTAGCATTAATGCAGTACGTTGTTTTATCAAAAAAGTGAATTTTCACTCGTAATAAAAAAATGGCTAATTTGGCTAATAAAAAATCGCCTGACATTTTTGCGTAAAATAATAATATTTTCTTATGCAGCGATTTTTGGAATCATTATTTTTGCATTTACTGCATAATGGTCAGACTCATTAAAATTCGATGTTTTTAGAAAAAGTCCATGCCACCTTTTGAAAATTGGACATTTTTAAAAATGTCCAAAAACAAAAAGGTCCCTCCTACTTTTTTTCTGGGATTTTATTGGATTCAGTATTTTATGTTAAATATGTATATGGCGATTTTTACTAATGATGGCTAATAAAAAAATCACCAAAAATCGCCAAAAATGAAAATAAAATTCAGGTTACCATTACTGCAAATAATTATTGTTAACTATAATATATTTTGTTACGACGTCCAAAAATGGCTAATTTGGCTAATAAAAAATCGCCTGACATTTTTGCGTAATATTATGCAACAATAATATGCAGTTACATGTATTCAACTAAAAATCAAAAACAAAGCATAATGCTAAGACATCGAAAAATCGATGTTTTTGGAAAAAGTCTAGGCCACCTTTTGAAAATTGGACATTTTTAAAAATGTCCAAAAACAAAAAGGTCCCTCCTACTTTTTTTCTGGGATTTTATTGGATTCAGTATTTTATGTTAAATATTTAATTTTTATAGAATAAAAAACACCATGTGTATTTTTACGCAAAATAATATTGGCGACTTTTTATCTCCATACATCTCCATTGTCGCTTTTTTAAGAATTTTAAATTATTTTAAAATGACACCACAAATGGTTTGGAAAGTAGAATTATTTTATTTGAGCGACTTTTTTATCTCCATTTTATGGAGATGTTTTTGTCGCTTTCCTATTTTGCGTAAAATTATCTAAAAATCTTATGCAGTGGTATTGATTATAATATTTTTAATTTAAAAGCATAATGATCAGACTCATTAAAAATCGATATTTCTGGAAAAAGTCCATGCCTCCTTTTGAAAATTGGACATTTTTAAAAATGTCCAAAAACAAAAAGGTCCCTCCTACTTTTTTCTGGGATTTTATTGGATTCAGTATTTTGTGTAGAATTACGAAATCATATAAATTATATACACTTTAATATTTACACCCTTGCGTATTAAAATGCGCACGATAACGTTGCCTTTTTATGGAACGAAATTGATAAATCTCTAAATTCAGTGCGATTATATTGAATTTAGCAAAATGATCAAACTGGATACCCATCATTTACACTTTTGTGAAAGGGTTGCAATAATGGATAAGGTTTTTTGTATATATATATATATTATAGGATGGCTCATGTTGAAAGTTCTATTTATCGAATACTTGATAGAGATAATAATGTAAGCCGAGAGGCAAAATCATACTTCAAACACGAAACTTCTATCGTAGATGGTGATATTTATACAAGTATGTTAGGATTATCTAATTTACAAAAGATTTTGGGGTTACGTTATTTTGAAGTGAATATGTCAGCATACGATGACACAAAAAAAGCCGATCTATTGGATGAATTAGAAGATAATGGATACATTTATGGACGATATGCATATGAAAAGTATGACGCTATGGATAATACACCATATAATGAAGGAGGTAAAAAACGTAAATGTAAAAGGTCCAAGAAACGTCATTCAAGAAGGTCGAAAGGACGTTCTCGTAATTCTCGTAAATAACTTCATTCTAATATATCTCATGTTATATTAGAATACATATGGACATACTTACTTTACATGAATGGCTCAAACATTTTCATAAAAAAGGTGAACAATCTAAAACGATTAGTCAATTCATAAAGAGAGCAAAAGTAAGATCTGCTAATCACGATACGCCTCTTCAACAATACATGGTTGATAAAAACATACCCAAATCGGACATAGAACTCTTATTTCAAAATATCCAGAATCGCGATGAGTATTTAACGCGATTTTTCACCATGTCTTTAAGAATACAGTCAGATAAAGTACATATACAAGAGAACCCTATGACAGCAAAAACAATGAATAATAATGAACACCCGCTTTATAAAAATTTCATTCGAAATATTCACTATGAGGGTATTTTGAAAGATACCAAATCGGGGTTGGAAAGTGTACCCACCTATTTAGATATGTTAGAAGATCTCTATTTACGTGATATTATTGATTATAAGATTTTAACGCCAAGTGCCCGATTTTACATGAAAGAAGGCCGATTAGGAAGTGTATTTTCATCCTTCTTTTTTAGAGCATCTATTATGAATCCCTATTTAGTATATTCTCTGAATAAATCAGTTCTCAAGGGTACGCGGATTTTCACACCTACATTAGGTTGGTCATCTTACTGCTATGGATTCTTAGAATGTCCCGAAGTAAAAGAATATGTAGGTACAGATGTGATTCCAGATGTATGCGAAAAGACACAGGAACTAGCATCGGCCATGCGAAAAGATGTATTGTCGAAAATATACTGTAAACCATCAGAAGACCTCGCGAAAAATAAGGCATTTATGACAAAGTATCGAGAACATTTCGATGTCGTGTTTTTTAGCCCACCTTATTATAAATTGGAAGTGTATGCAGGTGAAGAACAGAGTACAAGTCGATATAAAACATACGAAGAATGGTTAAATAAATATTGGCATGAGACAATAAAATTATGTTGGCATGTTCTCCAGAAGGGAGGTAGAATGTGTTATATTTTATCTGGTTACGGTTCGGAGAATACGAAAGAGGAGTATGATTTGTTAGTTGATATGAATAAAATCGCGAAAAAGTACTTTAGTTTGCGTTCTAAGAACTTGATGCATAATAAAGACGTACATGTGACAAAGCATAAAGAAACTGCAGAACAGATTATGGTATTCGTAAAATAATATGTTATAGGATAAATAAGATATTATTTATGTTTTTTATAAGAACGGCTACCTGACCTACTTCGACTACCAGATCGGCTTCGACCGCGACGACTACTCGACCTACTTCGACTTCGACTTCGACCGCGTCCTCGTGACCTACTACGTCTACGTGTATATCTTGGTGGAGAGCGTTTTTCCAATCGTACACCTTCAATTCCAGTATCAGCAACACGCAATACTGGAGCTGTTCCGCGAACCCACTGTGGACCATCCATTGTATTTCTCAAATAATATTCTTGTGCTGGTATTACCGGAATGATATCAGCAGAATCCTCAATATCAGATGGAGTACGAGAACTCAATCTCGCTAATGCAACATCATCAACCGCTTCTGCATCTGCTGATATAGGAGAATGTCCCTTTGCACATATTTCTGCATATTCTTCTAACATACCATATCTTTCGCAAAACGCGTTCATCTCAACTTCATTTGCTACATATCCATTTTCCATAAATAGTAACATTACATCAGGTCGATCTTTTTTAAAGGCTATTGTCATCGGCGTGTCTCCATTATCATTTTTGGGTGCATTTACATCTGCACCGTTTGATAAAAGCATTCTAATAACCTCTACGCCTTCATCCTTGATTTCTTCTTTAATCCCCCACCCCATTACTGCACGATGTAAGGGTGAATTGTTCTCAGCACCAGCCCGATTTACATCTGCACCGTTCGATAAAAGCACTCTAACGACTTCTGCATTACCACTTAATACCGCGCGATGCAACGGAGTCTCGTGTTCATGTTCGTTGTTCTCAATATTTACGTTTGCACCATGATTTAAAAATAACATGACATCAGCAGCACTACCTCTCCCACATGCTAATGATAGAAGTGGTGAATCCATTTCTTGATGTAAATTCACATCAGCATCATAATCGAGTAATAATCTAACAACATCCATTCTTTTGTTTTTGTATGCTGTTACGAGCGGATAGTCCGAAGTATGTAATGATAAATTAGGTTTAGCACCACGTTCTAATAAATCCTTTACATCAGTTATAGTGCCTTTTCTACATGCGAAAGATAATTCTTGTTCTAAGTTACTCGACATATTATACGAAAATCCGGATTATATAGTATATACTGTATAACTATTTTTTTCTTGTAATTATTTGGTTTTCTCGATTGCATCGATAATTTCTTTTGGATAACCCATGTCTTTGAGAACACGCACTGCCCCTTTTATTTTTGAGATACCCCGTTTTATTCGATATGTATAATCGAATGTACCATCTTCTCGTATCACCACATCCATTTTATAATTCGCTATTTTATCGGATTCTTTGAATTTTTTACAGATCGAAAAATAATGTGTTGTCAAAATGAAGTCCACATTGGAGAACCCAGATAAATATTCCAAGAACGCGTAACCGGCTTTCGATGCTTCAACCGGATTCGTTCCCGAATAAAGCTCGTCGAAAATAGAGAAATGTCGATGTTTTTCTAAATTGTTTTCTTGGATGACGTCAATGATTTCTTTACATCGCCTAGATTCGGCTTGGAACAAACTGTCGCGTCCCGAAGTATCCGGTATATTCAAATAAGAATGTATATGTGTATATGGCGTCAGTTTCGCTGATTTATAGAAACCACAACCAAACTGTTGCGAAAAAATGATATTAATGGCAGTGGTTTTAAGGATGGTTGTTTTTCCAGATTTGTTTGGCGAAGATAGAATCATATTTTTATCGAATTTACATGTATTTTTAACCGGTTTTTCCGTATTGGATAGAAGAGGTGGATAAAACTGTTTTACAAACTCCGTGCTATTTCCAGATGCATCTATTAAACTATCGATTTTTGCAAAATGAACATGTCCAGCTAAAATGTTTGAATAGACGCCGTTCATATTGTTCATATAACCTTCGAACCCCATTGCGAATCGTATACATTCTTCATATTCGGGGTTTTGATGTAATTCATAGAAACATTTTAATAGATAACCGGAATCGGCGAATTTACCCATCGTTAGAGTAAATGCAGTGATGTTCTTTAGTTCTGTACCCAATCTGTGCATTCGTTCAAGTTGTATTTCAACTTCGGTCCTGAAAGCATTATATGTTTTCATTTCCTTCGATATTTCTAAAAATGCTGACATACTTAAACACGAGTGATCTGTAAAACCGCGTAATTCAATCAATGATTCGTTAATATTTTTCATGTTCTTATAAAATCGCATACAGGATGTAACATTTTGGTAGATTTGGAGAACATAGATAGCGAATGTGGCAATAATATAAACCATTTTTTCCCAACTAATATTCTGTAGACTAGCAATCGTCTTACCGATAAAATGGTGTTTCGCGACTTCTTTCAGTACTTCGATATAATTATTGAATGAGATCGGTATGCCCTGCACTTTTAATAAAACAAATGGAACGATGACGAAGAGGACTGGAATACATAGACTAATGACAGGTGAGGCCACATTCATAAATGATATGCACTGTAAAAACGAAGACGAATGATTTAAATATTTCAAAAAATCCCATTCCATGTAATTATAATGTTCGAGAAATCCAGAATCGTTTTTCGTGACATCCCACAGTGCAGCGATTTTGTCACATTGCACTGGCGCAGTCATAGTCATAGTTTTTGTATATATGTTCATATTGTTGAGAACGTTCTGAGTGTCTAGTAAAAAGTCGGTATTTGTTGTATAGTGTTCTAACCACAGAGGCATGATAGATTTTGCGAATTCATGTTTGGGTAAAAAGAGGTAGTCATACATACAAGATGTATCGACGACTGGAACAAGCTCTAGATCAGATTTTACCGTTTCGGATATTTTATATAGTTCAGATGAGTCTAAATAAGATATGGGTAATTTGAATCTAGATATTGCGGATTTACTATCTTCTAGTAATTCTTGTTGCGTATTATTATCTATATCACATGTTCCTGTGATGGAACAGATAATTTCTAACATATAGTTTTAGTTCGTATTTTATTATAATGTAAAATACGCACAAAAACACAAAAAATTGAAAAAAGTTATCCGGAAATATAGGATGTATAAAAACACGAATTATGTCATTAAAGTGTCCTATTTCCTTTTCTGGATATTATCAAGCCATCAAGATTCTGACATATCAAATATCAGCATCAAAGTATGTCTTTCAGGTAGAACGAAATAATAAACCATCGATTTACGTGGATCTGTATCCTCATGAATCGTTAGCGGAACTACATGCACGAATCAATGCAAATATGGAATATAATAATAAAATTCACGACCTTTTCGTGTTCAAGGATGATGAAGAAGACTGCGGCATTCTATCGATTAGAGCGGATCCAAACAAAACGCTACTTGAATTAGTCGAATTTATACCAGATTATTTTAAGTCGGCTTATTGTTCACCCATACGCAAAATAATTAAACTTTATGTTGTAGACGAGCATTGGCTCATTACCAAATCAGAGAAAAAATGTGTCATTGAGATGGCATCTATTTCCGAAAAAGATGATATTCCTCCACCTATATCTATACAAATAGCAACGTTATAATCAATAAAAATATACTTGTTCATCGGATATACAAAGTAATATGATAACACTTTTTTACATATTTTCAAACCACTCTTTTACATCAGCTAGATATTGTTGCATCATTGTAGCCCAAGATTCATTGCCATAATTTCGGTCTGGGTGGTATTTCATAGATAATTTCTTGAATACCTTGTTAATATCATGATTCTTTGTATATTGTTCTTCGAATTCACTAAATACTTGGCTATATTCTACGGACTCTTCCATCATATTTTCGAATTTTCTTTTTTTGTTGTTTCCTTGTTCTCGTTCTTTTTCTTTCTCTTTTTCTTGTCGTTCTTTTCGTTCTCGTTCTTCTTTTTTTCGCTGTCTTTGTTCTTGTTCTTGTTCTTCTCTTTCTTTACGTTCTTGTTCTCGCTTTTCTTCTCTTTCTCGTGTTATTTTACGTAACTCTTCTTTTCTGCGTTTCTCTTCTTCTATCTTGGCACGTGCTGATTCTTGCTTCTTTAATTTCTCTAGGTGTCTTGCTTTTTGTTTCGCTTTTTGAGATTCGTCAATGTTTTTTTCCTGTTGTGGAGGATACGCAATGTTTTGCCAATAGGATTCCATAGCGATTTTGTCGAGTTCTTCCTGTGTCAAGTCGTCTTCATCCTTCTTTTTAAGGGCGGTAATCTCACGTAATTTTTTCTCTGCCTTTTTTACGGCTTGATTAGCGGATGAGGTACTGAGTATCTCATCCGCATCTAATGCTGCAAATCGATTAGCTGAATTCATTATATTTGTCTATTTGTCGTGCTGACATAACTTTTTATGAAAAAGTTTTTCAATTTTTTACACCGATGAAGGAACAAATACCATATTTTTATTCGAATTGCAATATACATAAATATCACCTACTTTGGGTTTGCCATAATATATTCTTTGATTATGTATTCTTCTATCAGCTGAGTTTATCATCATTTGTGAAAACTTAACATAGGCATCTTCTACATTGTTTATTTTACTCGGAAGACCGCTAGTATTAACTGATGGAGAACCATATTTCATCTTATAATTGATTGAACTAATAGCTGCATACAATTCAGGGTCTCCGTCTTCAAAATAATCGTCAAATGTATCAAGAAAATGTTTTAGTAACCTAAGGTCGTGTGTATTATTCGCTTCTTTGCTATCAATATAATTCGAATATACTGGGAGTTCTTCTGTTTTCAACCATGTAAACCCCATCTCATTGCCACAGTCAGGTTCACATTCACTAGTTTCACATAATTTATCGTATATTCTAGAAGAATTATTCATTTCGCTTTTCTTGAAATAACTGCGCCCATAGTCAATTATTTTTGGAATATATTTTGTTTTGAAACTAACAATACGTGGTTCATCATCCTCATCCTCATCTTCTGGCGGTAACTCATAATGACATTCGAAATAACCATCATTTTTTGCTTCATATAATAATACATTGTACATATGAAGGTCGTAATGGGTAAATTCGTCTTTCAGAATGGCCAATGGTGTATATATTTGAAATAAGATCGGCAAAAACATATCTTCAAAAAAATTATATTCATCAGGGTCATGAACGTTTTTTTGTATAGCTTCTCTGAGAGTAATTGGTTTCGGTATGTCTTCTATGAGAATAGCTATATACTGAGAATCTTTACATCCAATTGCTAAATCAGGTTTTGTTAATAATTCTAAGTTACTGGATAAGACATTTCTATTTACAGATTCTGCTTTCAACTGCTCCCATGACGCTTCGTTTTTATATTTATATAATCCATATGTCTCTACAAAACATGGGAATCTTTTACACTGTTTATTGATATATTGACCTACTAAATATTCATACATCAAATTATCGGAATCTGGTCTTTTTGCTGATTTTAGAATAGCGTGACTAATATAATTATCTTTTTTATAAACTATTTGATTAATAAACCCGTTTTCACTTACAGCTCCTTTCCTTACTATGGGAGGTAATACATATTGAAATTTCGTGAATCCATTGAAGAATTCTTTGATTTTATCAATTTCTCTGCCTAGTGAAATACATTCGCCTGAATCGCTACAAACTGCTTTCAAGAAGAGTTCTTTTCTCCTGCGCTGTGTTTTACGCATAAATTTTTGAATACGTCTCGCTTTTGAATCACGTATTCGCGATATCATTTTTCTAGGCGATTGGATTTCGTCTTCGTCTTCGTCTTCGTCTATTCTAAAAATACTTGGCGTTTTTGATTTTGATGCTTTTCGACTAGCGTAATTCATTGCTTTTTCTTTTGATTCCATACTTTTTTTGTCCTTGCCTTTTTTGCCTCCACCCTTCCTTTTTCTACTAGAATTTATTGTTTTCATAATATTATAATATAATAATATAAAATTTCTATGTGTTCGGGTTGAACTCAGTAATATTAATCTTGTAATGGTTCTCGATAATTCGTAATTGATTACGGTCAGCTCGTGTAATAAAATTAATAGCCAATCCTTTTCGTCCCCAACGTCCAGAACGCCCAATTCGGTGTAAGTATGTATGAACACAGCTAGGGACATCGAAATTGATAACTGTGCTTACTTGTTGCACATCAATTCCGCGTGCAGTAATATTCGACGATATCAATACACGAAAAGCGCCGTTCCTAAACTTCATAAACATTTGGTCGCGTTCCAACTTATCCATTGAACTATGAATTGCACATACTGAAAACCCTTCGTCAATCATGGCATTATATAAATCAATGACACGCTTTACACTATTGCAATAAATGATACATTGGTTGAGCGAAATAATGGAAAATATGTTCTTTAACATGGCGAACTTATCTCGATCATCTTGTAATGCAATATAGTGTTGTTCGATACACTCTAGGTTCAATTCCTCTTTCTTCATGATAATTTTCACCGGATTTCGCATGAATTTTTTAGTAAGAGATAAGATTTCATCTGGCATAGTAGCACTGAATAGCGCTACCTGTATCTTATCATTAAAGTATTGAAAAATGTTATAGATTTGTTCTTTGAAACCCTGTGAAAGCATTTCGTCGGCTTCATCCAATACGAAGAGTTTTACGGAATTGGTATTAAGATGATTTCGGCGCATCATATCATAAATTCTACCTGCACAACCAACAATGATATGTGGTGGATTTGCTTTCATGGACGCAGCATCTTCCTGTATAGACGAACCACCGATGATAGTTTTTACACGTAATCCATCTAAAAAGGATCCTAAATGTGTAATAACAGAAGATATTTGTTTCGCAAGTTCGTGTGTTGGTGCAATAATAATGGCTTGTATTTCATTCTGTGTAACGTCAACACGTTGTAGCGTTGCTATCGAAAATGTGCCGGTTTTTCCAGTTCCCGATTGGGCTTGTGCAATTATATCGTGAAGTTCAATAATAGGTAAAATGGCTTTTTTTTGTACATCACTGGGGTTTTCAAACCCATATGCATAAATTCCGCGTAGAAGGTCATCTTTTAAATTTAGGTCATCCCATGATGAAATAGTTTTACTAAGTTCATTTTTACTAAGTTCATTATTTTTAGAAATATTGTCTATCGTATTATTTGAAGTCTCGGTAATTTCCATAATGATTATATATTTTATCTAATTGTTTTTATACCGATTTATTGTAATAATAACAATAACAATAACAATAACAATAACAATAACAATAACAATAACAATAACAATAACAATAACAATAACAATAACAATAACAATAACAATAACAAAGCCTTTCGTAATAACAGTTGCCCTAACAATAATAATAATACAAATAAATTATATAAAAAATAGATGTCTATTTTATTAGACTGACAATAAATTATGGTTTCATATACAGTTGAAGATTTTACTAGTATAGGGTTCTCTAATAGTCAATTCGTATTATCGCCAGAAATACTAGCAGTTATTACTAGGTTAACAAGTGAATTAAATACTTCAGAAATAACAAGTAATTCTAGTCAAAAAACTGGTTCAAGTAAGTCTTTACAAAAAGTACCAAGAAATAATAGATCTGCTATGGATACGACATGGGAAAAGACAAAGGTATTCAAAACAACAACTATCGAGAAAAAGGAAGGTGTAGAAAGAAATATGAATGACGTCCGTATTTGTTTGAATAAATTATCAGAAAGTAATTATGATATTACGAAATCGAGCATCTTTACTATTTTAAGAGATTTGTCGGACGATGCTCTCGAAAAGGTGGCCGAAATGATTTTCGATATAGCGAGTACAAATCAGTATTTTTCCGAGCTTTATGCAGTTTTATATAAGGAGTTGAACCAAGAATTTCCTATATTTTTAACTATTTTTCCTGAAATGATAAAAACGCGTTATTTGGACCAATTTGATAATATCGTTTCAGTCGATATGCAAGATAACTTCGATTTATATTGTGATAATCAAAAATTAAACGATAAACGTAAGGCATTAAGTGCATTTTTAGTGAATTTGATGAAAACGGATGTATATGATGTTCACTCGATGTTAACTATTTTGAATGATATCATTGAACGTGTCAATAAATTGAAAAATATTCCGGATAAATTATTTGAAATCGAACAATTTACCGAAAATATATTTATTATAGTAACGAATATTACTGAAAATGCGGGTTATGGAATAAAGGAAAAGGAAAAAGAAGCAGAGGATAAAAAGTCAAAGAAGTCAAAAGGGAACAAAAAAGAGGAGTCATCTATAATCAAACCTCGTCAGGTAAGTGAATCAATCATTCATGTTTTCAATACAAGTAAATATAACCGTTCAGAACTATTTAATATGGAGGAGTGGAAAACTATAGTAGAAAAATTACAGGCATGTTCTAAGTTTGTAACCAAAGATAATGTTAGTATTTCTAGTCGTGTAGTATTTCGTTATATGGATATTATGGATAATATAAAAAAGAATGGGGGGTTATAATGAGCTAATGAACTATGGTTTAGGGCGTTTACGCTGATGAACATTTGAAATTGGACAACCCGTCAAGGTTCCTTGTGGTGGTTTGCCTTTCCATTGATCTATTGTGAAGCATACATAATAAACTAGAAAAGAAACATAAAAATATATTATAATTGGTTCTATATATATGGTAAAATCAATTATAAATCCAGATGAAGTAGACTATAAAGAAACAAAGGACATTGATAAGGCGGATATTGGATATACGACAACCCTATATGAATATACGATTTATGGAAAGCAATCCGAAATTGGACTAGGAAAAGAAAATTATTCGTTTATGCGACATAATATTGTGTATTATCCTATTTATTTAATTTTAGACGATGAACCAAAAGCGAGGGTAGGTGTGTTCGAAGTAAATAGTAATAAATTGATTGATATAGTGGACGAAGATGGTGATTTAGATTTATCCAAAGGAAATATTATATTATTTATAACAGAAGCGTATTTTAATAAAATTTTAGAAGAAAATCAAGAAGATGCAGAGGAGGAAGACGATGACAAAAACAAAGACGACACAACAACACGAGAACCCAAGTTAGATGAAGATGAAGAAGAAGATGATGATACAGCTGTAATGCGAATTAAGATACCTTCCAATAAATTATCTTTGGCATCAGCAACTGCAACGGAAACGTTGAAATCCAAAACAAAAGACACCGAAATTTTTACAGCGAATTCAAAAACGAAGATTCCCGAACAATTATTAGAAGAAACACAAGAAATAGCCGATGAGTTAAAGCGAGATTTTAAGGACGAAGTTCATGATGTATGGATGCAAAAATTCATGAAAAATAAGAACTATGATATAATCGATAATGAAGGAGGAGGAGATTGTTTTTTCGCAGTTATTCGAGATGCATTTAAACAAATAGGTAAGGATACAACGGTAGAGAAATTGAGAGCAGCACTATCAAAAGAAGCAACGGAAGAACTATTTACTCAAAATCGTACACTTTATTTGAGTTTTTTAGGTGAATTGAACGATAAAGAGAAGGTCCTGAAAGATTTAAAAAAAACGATGCAAGTGATAAAAAAACGAAATAAGGCGGCAAAAACGAAACCAGAACAGGATACACTTTTAGATGAAGCCAAAGAATTATTGAAACTATATAAGGGCGCAACTGAAGAAAAAGCAATAACAAAAGAATTGATGGGAGAATTTGACTATATGGAAAACATAGATAGTTTAGAAAAATTCAAGGAGTTCATGCAAACACGCGACTATTGGGCAGATACATGGGCAGTTTCGACAATGGAACGTATTTTAAATATAAAAATGATTATTTTATCCGAAGAATCATATGACGCCAAAGACTATGATTCGGTTTTAAGATGTGGGCAATTAAATGATGCAGACTTAGAAAGACAAGGCGTTTTTGTACCAGATTTTTATATTATGACGTCATATTCAGGTGATCACTATAAATTGGTAACCTACAAAGAAAAACATATTTTCAAATATAAGGAAGTCCCATATGATATCAAAATGTTAGTTTTAAATAAATGTTTGGAGCGTAACGCTGGGCCTTATTATATAATAAAGGATTTTCGCGATTTGAAAACAAAACTAGGTATGGACCCGAACGAAGGCGAACCAAATGCAGAAGAAGACGATGAGTTATATAGAGATCTATATGAACCAAATATCGTATTTATGTATCATGCACATTCGAATGCTACACCCAAAGCAGGAGATGGATCCGGTGAAAAAATACCAAAAACGCGTATGCATGAATTTAATGTGTTGAATAAAATCAAGGAATGGCGAAAGATGCTAGACGATTCATGGACATCTCCTTTTACTATAGATCATCACCGATTTAATACTGTAGAACATTATAAGTTAGGTTCTCAATTCAAAAAAGGGTTTCCCGATTTTTATTTACAGTTCTCCAGTGATAGTAATAGTGACATATCTAAGGATTTAGCTCTTGCGAAAATAGCCGGTAGTAAGAGTGGTAAAACAAAAGAAAAGGTATTGCGTGAACGTAAGATAAAAATCGATTCCGATTACGATGATAATTCTGCAAATCCACGTAAAAACGAAGAAAGACGCATTGCATTACATGCCAAATTTACGCAAAATCAGGATCTAGCCCAAGCACTGAAAGAGACTAAGACGGCAAAGCTAGTACATTTTACGCGTGGTAAAGAAGGTGAATGTGATTTATTACTTATGAAAGTAAGAAAGGATCTTGCATAATGTTTCATTTTCATTTTTTTCATTTTCATTTTTCTCTTTTTCTATAAAAAATTGAAAACTTTTTTTATAGAAATTTTATACGGCATGCTGAAGAGCAAAATATATACTTAAACTTTTACCGCGAAAATGAACTTTCTTAGCATTCAAAGACAATCATCTGTGAACACCGACAGTCAAATGACGCCAAAATTGACCGGTATCTGCATTGTTGCACTCCCTCGCGAGTACAGAACATGCACCGAAGTCAAGAATCTTATTGAGAACACTCTCAATATTGGCCAAGTTGCATCTGTCCATTTGGCAGAGACGATGTCGAAGACGAATGTTGTCTATCATACTGCTAACGTTATTATGACTACTATTACAAATACAAAAATAATGAGTGATTTCGAGGAGTTTGAAGGGCGTGCCAGTATCGATGTTCCTGAAGGATTATCGATGAGCTGGGACAACGGCAAGCCAATGGGTCACTTGTCTATCCGTGATATTCCTGATATCAGCCGTTTTGACTTTTGCTCCCCATCAACAAAGATGGAGTTTCCAGGTGGAGCATGCCCAAGTCTACATATTCCAATCATCCCCAAAAAGTTGTCGAGATACAGCCCATTGACATCTACTGTCTACAGTCAACCAAGAGAAGGTTTCTACGATACCGAATCAGGTCTTACTGATCTAATCCAGAACAAACTCGGTTTTGGACAAGTCAAACGTATCGATTTCGTGACCCGAGACGACAAGGAAGATAAGCCAAAGGCGGCTTTTATCCATTTCGACCATTGGTACGATAATAAGAACTCACGCTTCTTACTCGCCAAGATTGAGGAGACGGGTAATTTCAGACAAAAGGGCTTCTATAATGGCTTCAATATGCAGAAGTTTTATGCACAAAATGAAAATGGGCAGTCGCAAGAGGCATTCATTGTATTCAAAATCAACCATAAACCGATTCCCGAAGTCAATGAAACCGAATGTGAACTGAACATTCATCAACTCGTTGCTGTCAACAAGCGATTGCTCGAATCCGAAACTGCCTTGAAAGAACAGGTCGCTGCACTGACCGCCCGTATCGCAGAGCTAGAAAGCCAACAACCACAACAACGACCATCTACACCGGTATTTACTTCTGAAAGTCAAGAGGACGATATTGGAGAACACCTATACAATCATATTATGAAGATTTGTCCAGAGAGAGCAGGTAAGATTACCGGAATGCTCTTGGAACTCGACGTGCCAGAACTTTTGGAGTTGGTCAACAATCCGACCGGAGTGATGTTACAGAAAAGAGTCGATGAAGCCATTACAGTTTTGATTGAATCTGAGGCCGAAGAAGAAGCCGAAGCAAGATTGAACAGATAAACAATAAAACCCATAAACCCATAAACCCATAAACATAACTATAGAATATATTGATGATATGATATGATATTATATAAATCACTGAATGCATAACTTTTCAAAATTAAATGACGTATGTAACTAAAATCGAAAAAGATGGGGATTCCCATTTTTTTACGTAACCCCCCGTTTCATAATTCATTTATTGTCATGCGTAATGTAGACATCATATGATTACTATGATGTTTTCCAAAGTTCTCGCTTAACCATTTATCTAAAGATTCTATAATATTTTTGTACTCTGGTTTGCTATAATGCTTACGTAGAAGATTGCAGTAGTCCATCAAGATATTATGTAACTTATTAGGTTCTTTATTAAAATTCAGAGAATTATTGTTGTTCGTTGCAGACCATTCTATGAAATCGTTGACATAGAACATAAAAATAGATTTAATGATATAATACGAGAGAACATGCGTTTCTTCTTTGTATTTGGTTAATCGAATATGATGTGATTCTTTTGTATGCTCGTGTAAATTTATATAATCGATTCCATAAAAATGCAGGATTTTTGCACACTGAAACATAGAAAATATACGCTCTTTCTGTAACAATTTTTCGGTCTCTTGAATAAGTTTGTCAGGTTCTCGAGAACCTTCTTTATAGAATGAAATAAACATACACTGTAGAGTTTCCGCCCACATCTCACAGTAGGTTTCAAACAATCGAACATCCGATTTCACTGGAAAAATAGATAATATTTCTGCGTTCGTTTTCGTATGGTCAAATTCCGAGAAATCCAGTCCTAGATTATGAAAGGTCTCGTGTATAAAAACCTTGAACCATTCCTCTTCTCTAAATAGATGCATTTCTGTTGACTGTTGACAAGAGGTCGTGAAAGCTGTATTGGCATTTATTTCTTTAATGGGTTTTCCAATTGCAGGTAAGATTTTTTTTAGGTTCGTCATATAAAGATAAATGTTCATAATTTGAGAACATTGAGGAGTCGAGTACTGAAATGCTAGATAGAGCCATATATAAATGCGTTTCATTACGTCTTTCATAAATTGCTCGTTGTTTGTATTTCTCTTGGAACAAATAATATGTATATTGATACTATGGCCTTGCAATGAAAACGTAAATTTAGTACCGATTTTCAACATTTTTTCTATATGCGTTTTGATCTCGTCAGGACAGTAGTCAAATTGACGGCCATGAGGAAAATGGGATTGATTTCGGAAATCAATTGGGCTAGACGATATAGAAGCGTTTTTATATGCAATGGCACCTTTTTCCATATGCTGGAACATGGGTTGTAACATTTGAATCGACTTTGCAGACAGCTTGATTGGTATAAAGTCCTCGATAATATCAGGAATATTGGTTTCTAGAAATTGGTACATGATAATACTAGGCAATGTTATAATAGTAAGAGAAAACAATTCGCGTAAATTTTCGAAAAATTGAATAGTAAAATCGTACTATAAACATATTATAACATCAATATATTACAACAACAAAATATTATAATCATGTTCACAAAGCTGTCTTTCATCTTATATCTTTTGCAATTTCATATGATTATGAGTATAAACAAACCATATATCTCGTTCGGTAATAGCATATCTACAAGAATAGAGATAAATCCAACTTCACAATTCATAATAAATCATGGCTTACCTGAATGCCGTAACTGTAAACATTTTATTCCTCATGAAACGAGTAATGAATATCATAAGTATAATTTAGGAACGTGTAAGCTGTATGGATTCAAGAATATAGTATCAGGTAAAATAACATATGAATATGCTGACCATTGTAGACAAAGTAATAAACAATGTTCTATTCACGGACACAATTATGAACCGTTGGAACTAGTAGAGACTGACTGAAAAAATTGAATATAGTTCACTACCTAATAGAATAAGCATAATAACAATAATAATAATAATAGAAATCAAACATGGGAATTAAATTGTTGAATAGGTTTTTACGCGATAATTGCAAACGTTCATCTATCAAAAAAATCGGTTTATCTGAACTGAAAGGCAAAACAGTGGCAATTGATACAAGTATTTATTTGTATAAATTCTTAGGTGAAAATGCACTAATTGAACACATGTACTTATTTATTTCGATTTTATTAAATAATTCAATCAAACCGATCTTTATCTTTGATGGTAAACCACCACCCGAAAAGAGGGATTTATTATTACAACGGCGACAAAATAAAGAGGAAGCGAAGATGAAATATCTGGAATTATTAGAAAAACAAGATGATACATCTATAAAATCGGATGACGAGAAACGAGATATGCAGAAAGAACTGGAACAACTGAAACTCAAGTTTATACGAGTTAAGGAACAAGATGTTTGTAATGTAAAGGAATTGATGGACGCTTATGGTGTACATTATATTGACGCAAAGGGTGAAGCCGATGAGTTATGTGCCCAATATGTGAAATCTGGTAAAGCGTGGGGTTGTTTTACAGATGATATGGATATGTTCTTATATGATTGCCCCTATATTTTGAGAAACCTGAGTATGATGAATCGAACAGTTACGATGTATGATAGAAACGCAATTTTACGGGATTTAGATATGACGAATAAACAATTTTGCGAAATTATGGTTTTATCTGGAACAGATTATAATATACATTCAAATACATCGCTGAAAGAAACGATCCATTGGTTTTATGAATATCAGAATTACGTAAAAAATACCCATACACGTCCATTAGGATTCTATACATGGCTATATAGAAATACGAAATATATCGAAGACTATTTAATGTTATTGCGGACATTACAAATGTTTCAATGTTCAGATGATGCTCCAGAAGATTTACCAGATAAATCACAAAATATAAATGCAGTAAAGAAGATTATGTCGAAGGACGGGTTTATATTCATATAATGTCAAAAAGAAATGAACCTTTACACCCTTGAAGATTTACACCTTTTCTCATTTAAAACGCCCATTTTACATGAGAATATTATAATTTATAAAAATTACTACAAATAATATAAAATAATACGATACCAATTGTTTCAATAAAAATGTGATATGGAAAATATGGATAAATTTTTAGCATTTTTTCACAATTGTATTTTTCATTCAAAAATAAAAGTATGATAATGCACACAAAAAATATGATTTTATATATACTAGTTTGAATAAATTTTGGTAATAATGGAAAGTAATATATTAATAGTGAAATAAAAATAGCTGATTGACTTAACAAATAATAAATTATAGTTAAATTAAAAATAGAATATATATCAAGACATATTAATGCTACTAAATAAAAAATAAACTCATAACTGGGTAATTTATTTGTATAACAATAAAATACATAGAAAAATGCTAAATTCATAAAATATGTAAGTGTGTGTGTTATATTTATTTGAATAGAACCTTTAATATGAAGTATATGAGAAAACACGTGAAACAATTCAAAGCATAATATTGAAAACAATAATATAAATGTGTATTTTTGTTTCGTCTTCAACAAAAAATAGAATATAATTACGCAGTTTATTAAATTAAATAATGCCGAATATGGTTGTGCTATTCCATTTTTTTTTGGTTTTTCACAAGTATTAAAGGGGAAGGTGTATTCACTCATATAATATAAATATATTTTAATAAAATGCGCGTTTGAAATGAGAAAAGGTGTATTATTTTTTTATGTTTACATTGGTCTAAATTTTTAGGGACTATACGATTGAAGTAAATTATCAACTTGATTTTTCATATTCTGGATATCAATATCCCGATTCCCATATTTCCATTCAGTTTTATTTCGAATGTGAAAAACTGAAGGGTCAATTTCTGTAAAATCAGTTAACTCAGTACAATCATAACGCTGTAGTCTCTCGAATATGACATTGGTTCTAGAAAGTTTAATCAATTTGGTTATCGCTACGTCATCAGGTGCATATTTGATTTCTTCATTTATGCTATTTTTTACGAAAACTTCGTTTAATAAATCTGTTACGACATCTCGAGATACGATAAATCCCGCCCCAGATAAAAACCATACACCTTCTCTGAATTCGTCTTGTTTTGCAGCCACATAATTTGATTTAGATGCGGCTTCTAAAAAGGTAAGCAAACGAGGAATATGTATGAATGAAGATAGATTGGTTCTCAACATATGGTCAAATGTAAATAAATGGCTGCAAACATGCATACCTGCAATGGTTTTGTAAAGTATTCCGGGTTCAAACCATTCTGTATATTTATATGTAATCTTATTGTCTTCCACGAGAACGTCTGAATCGATTGTTGGATCAGAATAAAGAAAAAACGAGCGAACATCAGGAAATTGGTTCATGTATCGAGACCATTGTTCTGTGAATTCATCATAATGTTGTGAATGAGATGCTATGACTAAAATAATGAGTTTATAGTGGGGTGTTTGATTAGATGGGGTCTCCAAATTCGATTGGATCGAGTGTATAGGTTCCAGTATAGGTTCCATTGTATGTAGTAATATAATAATTTCTTTATTATATTATAGTTCTATTCTATAACAATAAACTTCGACAAAAGTTCTTCGTAACGAGGTGGTAAATAACGATTCGATTTAATAGGAATAGTTGTTATATTCACATATTCGCGGTCTAGAATATCCTTACCCGATTTCATTTTTTGTTCAAGGTTCTCTACATTCGTAATTTCTGGCAAATTAAATTCTTGGTGGGCAAATTGAATGAGTTTGTTTTGGACAAATTGGGCGTCACCGAAATAAGACAAATGCCAACCACCATACTCGATAGCAAGAGGTGCTTTTGATAGGCGTATTTCAGCTGGTTTTCTACCTAATTTGATATACTCAGAATAAGTAACAATTTTTGCATGTAGCCAAACTTCATTCATTTTACTGTTCAAGTTATAATAATAAAAATCCTGTTTTAATTCAGCATATGGAATAGATTGTGCTGTTTCTTTTATCAGATCGAGTGTTGCTGGATCAGGAATTTCGTCCAAGTCACTTATGATAATAAAATCGTTATCAGACAACTTTAACTGTGCGATACCACGATCGATACAATTACGCTGATATCTTTCATTCATCCATTGTTCACCCTTTTCAATATTAGGTTCAATCAAATTATCGACAATAATATGAACAATTTTATGGTTGAACTCAGAGAACCGCTCTCGATTTTCTTGATAAAATAGTGGTTTTACTGCACCAGCATGAGTTCTCGTAGATTCTACTAAGATAAAGGTATCTATAATGGGATCTAGTACTTTAAGACGATAATACAACATATCAAGTTCATTATAAAATGTAAAAGCGTCAACGATTTTCTTTGTTGGCTTAGTAATAGTAAGGTTTGATTCTAATTCTTCTTGCATAAAGTCTGGTTTATTATAGAAATAGCGAACTTGATTGATGTAGTTTTTAATATCGACATTACGATGTTCTAATGAATTATCGATATCAGAATCATCGTGCTTGTTTCTAAAGTGTATAATATTACTTGGAACACTAGCGGTATCAATCAATTTGGAGCATTGATATTTTACTGTATGGAGTGATTTGAATTCTCTTGGCATAAAATACCAATTAGTTTCGGCATTCATAATAGGTTCAACACACTTAAATACTAACATACTGATTGCAACATCATCTGGTAATCGAATCACCTTATTGAAAGAAATTGTATCATTTCGTACAACACTCAAGTATTTTGTTACGATATCATGTGATAGTATGAATCCGGCTCCATGCATAAAGACAAATTTATCGTTTAACTCTTTACCAAAGAATTCATTTACTGCTATTTGTTCGGGTCGTTTGTTCGGGTGGTTAGGTAGATTATAATACTGTGATGCTATGTAATTTGTTTTTGGTTGATTCTCTAAGTAAGTTAGAAGTCGTGGTATATGAAAAAAAGACGATAGGTTTGTTCGCAATAAATAATCGTATTCAAACATTTGTGTACATAAATTCATAGAAGCAGTAGTTTTTTCAAAAATACCCGGAATATTACATTCGTTAGATCTATAGGTAATAGTATCTTTTGTAATAAAGAAATCTGTAGTTATATTGATATCAGAGTAAATAAGAAAACTATATACATCATCAAAGGTATTCATATATTCACGCCAACATTTTGTAAAATAGTCATAACTCGACTCTTTTGATGCAATAATCAGAATGATAAGCTTGTATTTTCTCTTATTCTCTGTTCTAAAAAGATCACTAGTCTCCTTACAATCGAATGCACAAGACATGGTTATTATATATAAATATTTATTTTTTTATATATAATTCATTCAATATAACTTTTTGATAAGTTTGTGCGCTTTATTGGAAATACGAGAATATTTTCTTGTGCCTCGCATTGTCTTATATTCATTTGCTCTAATATATGCAGCATAAACACCCTTCCTATTTATTTTACATGTATTACGTGTACATATAGGAAAAGATTTGTTGGGTCCTAAGAAGCATTTTTTACCACAGGTTCTCAACATATTCGTTCGTTCATGATATCCTGGTTGTTGTCTCGACCAGTTTTTTAAGAAGGCACCGCGTCCATGACGACCTGTTTTTAATGTATGATTGCTCATTCTTTTGCCCATTCGTTTGCCCCCTGACAAAGACCCCCTATTACTATTTATTTGTGAATTTGTACTTACATTAGCATAAGTAGCGGGGCTAGAAACTCCTAAATTTGACATATATATTATTATAATATTATTATATCAAACTAGAAATATAACAACCTCTATAATCTTCCGTTCCCGTATGCGTTAAGCTAATAGAAACGTCGATAAAAATACGACCACCCATCTTACGCCATCGGTCACAGAACAACCAGTCTTCTGATAAATAGTGTCCATCTTCTACACCACAATCAAAGAGTGCATATGCATATTCGTTTTCATGTGGTTGCAAAAATTGCACATCATCAGTATACTTTGTTGATGGAAACCCTTTACCCATTTTTAAAATAACGTCTCGTTTTACCATCATAAATCCGGTGGCCAAATGTCTAACTTCGGCCAAGTTCTGGTCGATTTCTAGCGTTGACGATAAATAATTTACATTGTACTTTAATAGTTTTTGTTGAATGATTGCTTCATCGCTAATAATATCCTTGAATTGAGATTGTTTCTTCTTTGCGATCCAACTTTGAATAACATTTGTATTGGTAGGGTCAGATTTGTCCACGATCAAGTCTTTCCATTCATAATGTTTGAGTGGGTAAATTCCACCAACGATTTGTTTATCTGATAACATTAATTTCACGATATCTAAAGGATCCCATGAAATGTCGGCATCAATAAATATGAAATGAGTCATTTTAGGATTCGACATGGCACGAGCAACCAAGTTATTACGCGCTCTTGACACTAAACTATCGTTTTTACAGAATTCAATTTTTAATTCAATACCTAGTGTACGAAAGAGGTCGAGAGAAGCGAGTAAACAATGAACATAGTTCACGAAACATTGCCCACCATAGCAAGGCGTTAGAATATAAATACAAGGCGTATGAGTCTTTAAATATTCTGTGACCTTTTCTTGCACTGTCATTTGCTTCATAGCAAACTGTGGGGTCGATGCTTGTACTGATTTTTCTGTTGCATGTTTAGCATGGTCTTCTGCATGATCATCAATTATATCAAAGTTAATATTATCGTGACTTGACATGGTAACTTAATATATATTATTTATTTAATTGTTTATATAGTTTTTATTATGTAATATATTTTAATGCGTAAATGGTTACAAAAGTTTTTCAATAATGTGATTATCAAACAAATGAATTTATATGATATATAATATCATATAAAAATACTCAGTATGGGGTTCGAACCCATGACCTTCACAGTGTAAATGTGATGTACTAACCACTATACAAACCGAGCAAGTTGTTATTTTTATAGGTTTTTGTTTATTCTAGATTTTTATAGGTTTTTGGTTATTCTAGGTTTTTATATTAATGAAATTGTATTTAGGCAGTGGCAGCAGCCTCCTGCTTGATGAAGTGGTGCTTCATGTATCTCTGGAGATTGAAGTAAGTAAGAACATCGTCCTTCTCGAGCTTAAGGAGCTTGGTCAACTTAGCATCAGGGTTGATTTGACGACCATTGGACTTGTCTTGCAAACTGTTGGTGGTAATGTAGACGTTGATCTCCTTGCTGACATCAGTTCGTGCCATCTCAGTTCCAACAGCCTTTCCTAGAAACTCAGCGAGTTCATCACTGATTCTGGTGGGCTTGATGAATCCAGATGGCTTACGGTTGCCTACGTTGCGGCGTCTCTTGCTAGAAGCCTTTTGGGCAACCTTCATCTCGCGATTAACAGTCTTCTCCAATGTCTTAAAGTCATTCTTGATGGTGGAGAAAAGACCAGCCAACTGTTGGAGCTTGGCGCTGAACTCAGTTAGCTTACTAATAAGGGCGGGTGCAGCGTCGACTGCTGCAGCATCAGATGCTACAGGGGTCTCAACTACAGGCTCAACGGGGGCAGCAGCCTGAGTGGCGGCGGCCTTCTTGGCACGGGGCTTGGACTCCTTTGCCTTAGCAGAGGAAGCAGTAAGCTCGTTGCTAACAGGAGCGGGTGTGGCGGAAACGGATTGTGCGGAAGATTTCTCAGTGGACTTGGATGCTCTAACCATGTTGGCTATTATACTATACTATTAGTCTTTGCTTTTAAGTAATTTATGCATAATATATATTTTATTCTTTTCATCTTCAAAATTATTAGCTCGATAATAAAGTAGAAGATATTATTTTATGTAAAATTATTTATTTTTCAATTTCATGTAAATCAAATTCATGTTGTTATAGTAGTACTATCTACAACTGATTCATATAACCATGGTAAAGCGTGTCTTGCTTGAGCAGATACTATAGTGAGTCCAGATAATGCATGAAACGCGCCTATCTTACGACTATCTTCGTCAATACCACTATAGACTAGATTTTCCAAAACGATTAGGCAAGCCATTTTGATTTGTTCAAATGATAGGTCATTATATTGGATTGGACGAGAAAAAATACCATCAAATGGACCATGAAAAGGGCAGAGTCGTAGTTTAACTTCTCGCGTTAACATACCACGATAATACCAAATGTCAAATAAACATCTATACAATCTTATATAATCTCTGTACATAAGGGAAGTGAACCAACTTTGGTTCGTATAATTACCTAATTGATCAAATACTATAAATAATTGTGCAATTCTTTGGTCAATTGGTTTGTTACGTATCTGGCGAATTTCTCGATACCTTAAAAATGTATCTAAATCTGCCAGCAGTGACATATTTATAACCGGATCGTAATTAACAATAAAATTATTATTATTTGGCTCTACAAGGACAGTGTTATGTTGATAAGTAGGTCTATTATATTGTAAATTACTTCGTAAATTACTCTGTAATGTATTTCTCAATATGTAAGGCTCGTTCTCTTTTCTAAAATCAGGGTTTACAATACATGTTATGTTATATAGTGCTATAATATCATTTACCGTATTTTGCTCTATTTTATCACGATTATACGGATTTACTATTTTTGGTTTCGTTTTCATCATGGATATTAGCGACGTGATATTGAAACCATAAATAAATTTTTTATCGTCAATATAACTAAAGAAATAGGGGTCCTCGATTTCAGACAGGGGTTCCATTGTAACGAAATCAGTTTCATTAGAACACTTAGAACGGTCTTTCATAGCAGGTCCATGTAATGACATCATTCTTCTGACTATTTGACCTCTAAATACGCGTTGTATAATAGTGATTTTCTTAATTTTATTGAATACGGTCTCGATTCGCTCTATTAGAAATGGCTTTGCGCCAGAAACAGGTAAATGATATTTTCTAGCACATGCTTTTAATTCAGGTATCTTAAAAGTTCTCAACACTAGATTATGCTTACAGTAATTTTCATATGTAAGCTCGTATTGAATTGTATTTGTGGTCTCTTGTTGTTTTAATACATTATTTGACACGTCCACTGTTTTACGTGACCGTTTAGGCTTTGGCTCGATTTTTTTTTGTTCTTCTGTGGGTGTTTCTAATATGTTGTTTGTAACGAAATCCATACTAATATATAAATAACGAAAGATAATTTTTATATGCATTTGTTAAGTAATCAATAGTATTTTGCAGTGTAAAAAATAAAAAGCTTTTTCTCTCCTGAATCAATAAAAAACATTGAAAATCGCTGCTTTTTACGTCACCTTTTTTCATAAATATATAAAAAATTGAATTAAAGAAATGGCCGGATATAGTTCATATCAGTTCGGTTCAGTTAGTTATATAAAATGTCTAAGCAATCATCTACCAGCGTTATTCTTCCTGTCAATGAGTGGAACACATCGGCGGTTCGCTATATGCAACCCAAGATTTCCGATCGTGGCAGTAAATCAATTAATATTATTAGTACCCAAACCAATCGCGCTCTTCATTTAAGTACACCGCTCATGAAGACATGGGGCATTGCCGATTTCGTCGATGAAAAGGGCGAGTCCGATGGTAAGTTCAGTTTGTCGCTCAATTTTCCTAACGGAGATTATGCTACACCTGCTACTACCGATTTCTTGACCAAGCTCAAGGCATTCGAGAATCAGATTCTGGACGATGCTGTCAAGAATTCAGAGGCATGGTTCGGCGAAGAAATGTCGAGAGAAGTTGCCAAGCACACCTTCTTCCCTTTCTTGAAGTATTCTAAGGATAAGGTTACCAAGAAGATTGACTTGTCTAAGGCTCCTTCTATCCGCGCAAAGGTGCCTAACTATGGTGGCAGATGGGGTGTTGAGATTTATGATACAAAGGGAAAGATGTTGTTCCCCTGTGATAATGAAAATATGACGCCTATGGATTTCGTAGAGAAGGGTAGTAATGTGGCTTGTGTTTTGCAGTGCGGTGGCCTTTGGTTTGGTGGAAAGGGTTGGGGAATCACATGGAAGCTTATTCAGGCTGTCGTTAAGCCATCTGAAAGACAGAGTGTCTTCGGAAAGTGCCATATTCAACTATCAACCGATGAGATTGATGCTCTTGAATCTCAGCCAGTTGCGACTGAAACAGTTGTCGACGAGGAAGAGGAAGAGTCAGCACCTAAGCAAGTCTCGACTGAAGTTGAAGATAGCGATGAAGAAGCTGAACCAGAACCTGAACCAGTACAGGCTGAAGTAGAGGTCGAAGCACCAAAGAAGAAGGTTGTGAAGAAGACAGCAGAACCTGTACAGGCAGAAGTAGCAGTCGAAGCACCAAAGAAGAAGGTAGTAAAGAAGGTAGTTAAGGCATAAAAATAGTTAGATTTAGTTGTTCGTTTATTTTGTAAATTGTTAAATCATTATATTAACTAAAGTCGCTTGTAAATAAGAATATTGCAACACCAGAATATTCTTATTTTTCATTGATTTTGTCAAAAATTCAATTACTTTTACACAGTATATCGGAATATTTATTATATATCTTTGAAAAGGAATAAAAATGATGTGTTTATATTTGTATAATGCGCTTTGTATTTGTTGAATCGTTCGACATAAAAGACTGGAACGGTGAAATAGCTAGACTTTCAAGAGGTATTTCTGGAAGTCATAGTGCTGGTATGTATTTGGCTGAAGGATTAGCTAATATGGGACACACCATCAATTTTGTTTCCACTAATAATAATATGGTTGAAACAGTTTATTTGGGTGTAAATTATGTGAATATTGATAATTTTGGCGAAACCACTTGTGATTATGTAATAACAACTAATAATTTGCGAGATTTATCGATCTTACATAAGATTCATGTAGGTAATAAAGTCATTATTTTAATGCATAATGATTTATGTAACCATGAAATGTTTTTTCAGTTCGATAAAAACATGTTTATTATCGCATATTTTAACGATTTTTGTAAAATAAATATAGAAAATACTCAGCCATTTTTGAAAGATTGTTATCATATTATTTTACCTAACAGTATTGATTTGAATGATATTCGTAATTTCAATGTACACGAAAAAGAAAATGCTCTTTGTTATTTTCCATGTTATGAAAGAGGGTACAAAATGGCGGTTGAGGTGATGAATCGTCTGAATCATTTTAAAATGTATACTAATACGTATTCAGACGAAAATCGACATTTTTTAATAAACTCGAATGATAAGGTAATACAAACCAATGGATTTTCAAAAACCGATGTTTTTAACTATTTAGTAAGAAGTAAATATTTTGTATATCCTCTTATCAATTTAGATACTAATATTATTCATTATGACACATTTGCGTATGTTATTTTGGAAGCATTACTACACGGTGTAATCGTTATTGCTCCCAAAATAAAAGTGTATGAAGAATTATACGCTGACGCAATATGTTATATTGATACCGATAATATAATCGAAAAAGAAGATTTATTGTATTGGAAAAAAAGTAACCCGAAGTTTGGAATGCCACTTTTGTATAGATATTTGGAAAAAATCGACCTATTAGAGAACAGCGAAGAACTACGAAATCAGTATATAGCAAAGGGTCTAGAAATTGGTAAGAAATATTCAAATACGATTATTTCTAATCGACTCATGGAAATGATAGAAACTTGTGAAACACCGAAATTGTCTACATTACAAGAACATTTATTAGATTTATCGAATAAAGATTTGTTGCCGGATAAACATATTCAATATTTAAATAAATTGAAAGCCGAAGGGTTCGAACCAAAGGTAATTTATGATATTGGGTCGTGCGTATTACAATGGACGGTTCATGCGAAACGAATATGGCCAGAAGCAAAAATTATTCTATTTGATGCATTTGAACCCGCTAAGTTTTTATACAAGGACTATGAGAATTATGTAGGTGTTTTGTCTGATAAGGATGATGATGTAGTGAAGTTTTACCAAAATGATTATTTTCCAGCAGGTAATTCTTATTATAGAGAAATAGGCGGCGAAGGAGGATTTTTTCTCGAAGATAGATTTATTGAGAAGAAAACGAGAACACTTGATAGTATTGTAAAAGAAAGGGGGTTTCCATTACCCGATTTTATTAAAATCGATGTTCAAGGTTGTGAAGTGGATATTTTACGAGGTGGCGAGAATACTGTTCAACATGCACGAAGAATGGTTATTGAATTACAACATACTGAATATAATCTTGGTGCAAAATTAGCTAACGAAAGTATTGGTATTATAGAAAATATGGGTTGGATTTGTAGTGACCCACTGTTTCAAAATAATGGTTGTGATGGAGATTATGGTTTTTTACGTGATGTGCGATAGAATAGTAGTTTAGGGTATATATGTATTTATCTACCGATAAAAATTAATATAGTACTATTATATAGTAAATTACTATAACAAAGATGGCAGAAAAGAAGATGACAGAAAAGAGAATGGGAATTATTGATGCTATTGACCATGCTATTAGAGATAATCTCAATTATTTAACACCACCTGAAGAGGAAGCATTCACACTAGCGAAAAATGCATTATACGAACATCCTGAATATGCAGATTCGGATACAAAAATGAAGAAATTATATAAAGAATCCTTAGACCAAGTACTAAAAGGAAGAGAACCCACAAACACAGTAAATCGTAATATAGATTATGTAATAGATTCACTGTTTAGAAGTAGAAAAGGAGGTAAAGGGCGAACAAGAAAAATGCGTAAGTCTAGGTGTGGTAGGTCAAGAAAAATGCGTAAGTCTAGACATAGTAGAAAGTAAACGCTATCAGTGTAAAATATAAAATTTTATTTCGATAATATGACAACTATTTGTCTCATTTTTTTTCGTAGTGTTTCTGTAGAACATGACATGAGTTGGGCTACTTGTTGCCATGTTCTCTTTTTCTTAAATGTAATTAGGTCATATCGATAGGTTATAATCAACTTTTGTTCCGGTGTCAGCTGTTGGACTTTATTGTATATATCGATTACATTATCGGATAAAAGTGGGTAATCGTAGTTGTTACTAGAGAACTTATCATAAAACCATATATCGTTAGTCAGACTAGACGACGGTAATTTGATTTTTTGTGTATAACGCTGATGATGCGTAAGCCGTCTTAGAGGACTTAGTTCAGTCACACCATAATAGAGATACCCCATAATGTATTTTTTTGCATATGGATGAAGATTGATATGATTCGAACCGTTATATCGTTGCACAGAATGAACCAGACCTTGTATAGCATATTGATGTAAGTCGTAGGCATGATTGATGATGTATTTTTTCGATTTTAGATTTTCGTGAAATTGACGTGATAGTGACATAGCGTAGGGGAGGTAGTTTTTTATGAGAATATATTGTGTTTTTGCACGAATGAGAGGTGGTGTTTGTGGATTTGACATGATAGACCGAATGAGTTTAAGTTGATGAGGTTGAAGATATGCCGATGCATAATAAATGAATGATGCTAGTGCAATAATTAGTATCATTGAAGTCATGATTTAGAGAACTTGAATGATAACAAACTATTTTTCAATTTTATGTGTATTTCAAATGCGCAAAGGTGTAAATATCGAATGAAATCCAAGCGTAATATCTCCATCAAATAACTTTGTATAAACCATATCATTATTTTCTAATCCCAGTACCAGCAAAAATCCATTCTTACATAAAGCCATCAAATATGCTTTTCCATCGACCTTCGTAATAACGTGTTCTCCATATACCGATATATCTTGAGGTAAATCGATTACACGTTCAATATCCAATCCTCTACAAACTACATATCCACCTATCCGTCGGTCGATAATTCTGCGTAAAATTACGGAATCCCCATATGAAATAGGGAAATCTAAATTCATCGGTTCCACAGAGGGATTTCGTTTGATATAAACCGTCCCTGAATTCTTATAAATAATAATCCCCCTATATTTACCTTGAATGTCCAAGCTATTAAAATCCAAGTTCTCATAAAGCGGTGCATATATTTCAATCGTAGTAGCCGTTTCTTTATATCCAGCATAATGGAAACAATAAAACCCTGTTTCGCTAACATACGTGTTTTCATTCGGACCCATAATATGAATATAGGTCGGTAAGTCCTTTCGAAACAAGATAGGTATAGGTCTCATCCATAGTTTTAAAGGTGAATCGATAACTAATATATCCCCCGAATCGAGAACCAAGAAATCATGTATAATAGGTAAATAATTCATCGTTTTCGAGAACTTACATAAAATATCTAGATTCGAGTTCATCTTATAATATGTGACCGTTTTAGTTAAAATGTTATAGTCGATAGTATGAACTATATCATTTGTAGCGTCATATTTTGAATGTCCTGAGAACCTATTACCCGTGATAGTATTCACTTTACCTACTGTTCTTACTTCTTTTTTCTCAAAATCGATTGCTAATTCATACGGAACGTCCCTTTCAAATAATGCAAGGGCACGAGTTTTTATACTTAGTAACGCAGTATTAGCTGTACCCATCATATTCGGCATCCATTTTAAATGATGCATTAACATATATAGTAATACAGTCCAAAAGCCTTTTCCTACTTGTCCATGCTCTCGTTCGTAGAGAACTTTATCTGTTTCTATAACATGTTTTACGGGATATATCTTTCCTTTATCGAAGAATACACCTTGTACGATACCGTCGGCAGTAAATAGGTCAAATAGCGTGGTTTTTCGCGTAACATTTATATTTGGACCAATTAAACCAAAGAATCCATTTATCTTCTGGAGAACATGATTCGGTCTATGGAAAATGCTAGGTTTTGCCGATGTCATGGAAAATATACATAAGAATAGGAATAGGAGTAGCATTTTATGTTATAGTATTGGTACAAAATATAACATAAAATATAACATATAACATAAAATCTGGTTATAGTTCCAATGTGATATCCAAATAGATATCGGTTTTTTTGCTAATGTCATAAATATCAGTACTATTCATTTTAGAAATACCTTGTCTTGGATATAGAATGGTTTGCTGTTTTATAAATTTAAAGTTCGACGGTGGTACACTAAATATATTTTTACCTATAAAAATATCGACCATTGACTTATTCCATATATCGAGAACCTTAAATGTAACATGGATATGTAAGTTATTGTTTTCGTCAATTTCTATATTTTCTGGTAACATAGGGTTACATTTCACATATAAATCGTTCCCAGAATGATCATATATGAGTTCATGGTGCCAAAGAGGAATTATATAGACTTTATCATCTTTTGTTAACCTATATAAATTGTTCTCAATTAGATCGTCAATTGTTGGATTCAATATAACGCATTCATCGTCTTTTGTTTTATCGTATATCAAATCAGACACGGTTTTTATAAATGATTCGCTAAAATGGAGAGATTCCTTGTATTTATGTAAAATTTCGTATATTTTGAATAATGTCGATTTCTCTAGTTTCGATAACGTTTCTAGAGCGGTTTTTTCGCAGGTCATTGCTATGCGATTCAAAATGGTATAATATAGAGTACTACGCGTTTCTTCTTTTAAAATATTCTTTAAAAATGACATGAGAATCCAATGGTATCCCGACTCTTGTTCGAACGTTTCTTTGTCGTCATTATCGTCGTTATTAGAGAACCCTTGATATCGCATCAAATATTCGTATGCATCGTGAATTTCTTGAAATTTGGCTGAAGCGTCGGGGTCTTTATTTTTATCTGGATGATACTGTAAAGCCTTCATTCTATAATGTCGCTTTAATACTTCAACTGTGATTTCAGATGGGTCTTTTACGTGTAGACCCAGTTTTTCACAAGAACTAACATATTTCATCAAACTGATTTATTTTATTTATAATATAAAACATCATACTCTCTAAATGGTATATGGGTCGATAATTATTATTATAATATTTTAAAAATGTATATGTTTTGGTTAATACGTCAGAAACGTCTTCTTTTTTTGCAAATGCACCAGCTTGTATAAAATGTGTGACAATATACCATAAACATTCTGTCATATCCAAGTTGTATGTTAACATGTCATAAAGAGCATCACGAAATGTAGTAAATGATATTTTTTTTGGAGAACTCAGTTCTTTTATGATATTGTCGCATATGATATTAAATACGTCGTTTGGAATATCAGAAACTGAATCTATCATTGGAAAGGAGCGAATATCTTTTACGTTTAATATACATGAATTATCTATTTCATCTAATATGTGTTTAGATTGTCTATTATATATAGGTTGAAATGGTATCTTTTTCGTAGAAATGCATTGCGTGTTGGGCTCTATAGAATTAATCCTAACCATTTCTTTATATTGCTCGGGTGACGGCCTTTTAACACGTAATAGTTGACAAATGTTTATGATTTGAGTGGGTAGGCAACTAATATGTTCTGTCATGATGAAGAACTTTATTTTGATATTACTATGATTATGGTTGTATTGTTGCATATAGCTATAGAATATCTCTAGCAATTCTGCATGGATCCAATGAAAGTTTTTACACAGAATGATACCGAATTTTTCGGGTTTTACAGAAATAATGTCTACGATTTGATTGAATAACTCATGCCATACTAGTTTTGAATTACAGCCGAGTAAGGACATGTCTATTTCGTAATGTACGTCGGAAATACGGTAGCAATATTGTTGTTTTTCAGTATTCACGGTCATTTTTTTATCGCATTTGAGTTCTGATGGGCTATATTGTTTTATTAGTTTGAGAACCTGACTATATTTACCTGCACCTGAAGCACCATAAATGATTATATTTTCTAGTAGAGAAGTTTTTTTGGGAAATTTTGTGAAAAGTTCATTGAATTCTGGATGTAGATTATAACGTAATACAGAGGATAAATATTCTTCGTATGTTGTTTCATAGTATTTCATGTTAGGTACTGTTATGTAATATAGAGAACATAACAATATGTGTTTAAACGCATTCTTCTTGATACATTATTTTATCCAGCAGTTAATTGCCGATATTGTAATAATGAAAATGCATTGGAAATCGATACTTGCCAAGATGAAATCGCAATGACGATTAGTGATAATATTATGATTATACCCGGCACAATCTTTTGTAAAATAGGGTGTGAAATATTGATATTATAACCAAAGAAAAACCATATTAATATAACGAAAATCATAACAAAAATAGCAATCATATTTGATTTGAATGTCTCCATTTGGTCTCGATACTGTCCAGTAAGTTTTATTGGCGTCCCTTCCGTTTTTGTGTACTTTATTTGTAACGTAGATATCATCATGATCATTAATATGAGTGAAACAAAATGGAATACTAGACCAATAATAACTGAAAAAAACGCTATCTGCCCTTCATAAAATAGTTTATTATTATCAAAGTGGAATGTCTGATATTGACTACCGAAGAATAACATGAAGGCTGTGTTCACAACAAATAGAATACTAAATCCCACGATTTCCGTGTAGGGTTGATTTATAAAATAGAAACATACACAATATAATATAATTATTGCAATATAATTTAAATGATTCAAACACACTGTTGCCATATATTATGTTATGATACAATATTATGATACAATATTATGGTATAGTTTACTTTATAGTTTTACATTATATGTGTCATTCAGCCATTGTATTAGTGTTTCGTTTGTACATGTAAATATGCCTTCCTTGAATTTCTTAATATTGAAAAACGTGGGTTTCTTCATCTCTTTTGTTTGATAGTATACGTATGGGCCAAATTTTCCCTTTCGAATACTAATATCCGGTTGTCTAATCCATCTTATTAGGTTATTTACTTCGACAGAAGGATCGAGAGACTTTATTTTAGATTCTAAGAATGGTAACACCATTTCTAATGTAACTGCTTCATCTTTATCGACGGTTAACTCCTTGATTCCTGTGCTAATCTCTTTCCATTGAATGTATGCACCATATTTACCATATTTTAAAAAGACGTCTTCATCTAAATATTTACCTAGTGATGATGTTCCCGTTTCGATTAAATCATCTACGGTATATTCTTGTTTCTTTAACTTTTCTAAATTCACTTGCAAATCCTGTTTCACTGGTAAAAAGCGTATTTCACCATCATCTCCTGTTTGTTTAATCACTGGACCCATTTTTTCGAATGCAAAGGAATGATTCTCATCGAGTACAAAGTTTTGCTTTCCTAATCTTTTCAATGCACCACTCAGTTGTATCATTTCAGTATAGCATTGTTTACAAATAGTCGACCATGTTGATGATGAGTTATTATCATGTGCAATCATATCTAACTTTTCTTCCATATGTTTGGAGAATTCGTATGTAAAAATAGGCTGGAAATATTGTTTTAGAAATTCGATTGCTAATATACCAATAGGCTGAATAACAAGCTTGTTTTTTTCTGCACCCAATATTTTTTCGCAAACTACTTCTTTGATAATATGATCGTTAGAATCTACTTTATATTCAGTGCACTTAACTAGTTCGCCTTCTATATTTGTACTTTTCACATATCCACGTTCGAGTACAGTTTCTACAATACTCGCATAAGTACTGGGACGTCCAATACCTAATTCTTCTAGGGTTTGTATCAATGTAGATTCGGTATAATGATGATGTTTATTCTTCATTGTCATATGACTCTCTAAAGATTCATAATTGATAGTTGCTAATGTTTTGAGATAGAGTAATGTGGCTGCACCTTGTTGCTGTTCAGTTAAACAGTCTTCTGTGTCAACTTCTCCTACCTTCTTCCACCCTAAAAAAACCGGTATTTCGAGAACATTTCTATATTTGGATTCGGCTGGTGCAGTAAGTGTTAATGCATAAGTATTGTATTTAGCGTTCGACATACAGCTCTCGACTGTATTTTTCCAAATTAATCTATACATTGATGCTAATCGTTTATCGGAATCGTCGACTAATCTTTGTAATTCAATATGGGTAACGCGAATTGCCTCATGTGGGTTTGCCGAGTCATTGTTTACTATTCTATCCAAGTTTCCCAGATAATCAGTTGAACCATATTTTTTTATTATATAATTTGAAGCGTGTTCCAAAAAAATGGGTGAATATTGAGAACTTTCTGTTCGCATATAAGTAATATGTCCAGCTTGATACAATTGTTGGCATAAATTCATTGTTTCTTTCGGTGAAATATGAAGTATATTACTTGCAACTTGTAGTAAGCGTGATGTATGAAATGGTTGTGGTGCAGTTCGTAAAGATTCCCTTTTTTGGCCAACTGTTAGTTTATGTTCAAATGTTCTTGATTGTTGTAAGAAGTTGAGAACCTGTTCTGGTAACACGAATTCTTGGTCCAAATCGAACTTTATTTTTTTATTGGTAAATAAACCTGAAATTTTATATATTGATTCACAGCCAGTAGCTTTTTTATCTTTGACTAGCTGATTATCATAAATAAGTGATAATGCAGGGGTTTGACATCGACCTGCTGATAGTGAATTACCTTTATCATAAAATAGGTATTTCCATAAAAAGGGAGAAATCGTATAACCAACTATGATGTCGAGAACTTGTCTAGCAATCTGTGAATGCACTAGATTCATATTTATTGTGGTAGGTTCTCGAATGGCTTTTAATATTGCAGGTTTTGTTACTTCATGAAAAATAATACGTTGTGTGGTTTCGTATGATAGGTCGAAAACCTCACATATATGCCATGCGATTGCTTCGCCTTCTCTATCCGCGTCCGATGCCAAATAGATGTTTTGTTTTGGAAACTGGTTTAATATTTTACGCATTTCTTCCACATGTTCCTTTTTCTCTTCTAATATGGAGAACCTTGTCGTAAATGTATCTTTAATATCAATGGATTTCAAGTTATCGATATGTCTTATATGTCCCTTTGTTGCAATACAATAATATTCTTGTCCTAAGTATTCTTCTATTTTTTTGCATTTAGATGGCGATTCAACGATGATTACGTATTTGGCCGAATCGGGCTTTGACATCGTAAACACTTGTGCTTTTTTCTTATAGAATTTGGGCGGCATATTACATATAGTATATTGTATAGTTTTTATTATATTTATTATGTTATATTGATTTGTAAAAGGCGTGATATGTTATTTCGCGGTTGACATTGTTATTCTTGTTTGTATCCTTTTGAACTATTCCACTCTTTACTTCATCTTTATTGCTGTTATTTTGCTTATTGCTAGAAATATTACATACATTTTGCAATAATCTACGCAATTTACTCGTCTCTTTGTTTCTTTCTATCTGTTCGTTGTCGATGGTTCTATCGTATTCTTCATTAGAGTATGTTTCGGTAATAGTAGGATAATCTTGCCAGGTAATAGATTGTTCGCGTTCTTCTATACTATCTGAACCATTCCAATCGTTTAATATGGGTTCATTAATACTGTTACTTTTCGTTTCTTTTATACAACAGCAAAACCAAGAATTCATTATAGAACTCATTATATAATAAATATGTGTGTATCTTTATTATATTTTATTGTTCATTATGGTAACCATAAAAAATATATACAAATAAAATCAATATAAAATCGATATAAACCTATTTTTCATTATAATATGAAGAATGCTACTAAATACGAATATTAAAATATTAGTGACAGACCGTAATTATAGCGACTGGTCTTTTGTAGATGTGCAAAATGATAATCAAATATTAGATAGAGAACAATATCCACAATTGAAAGCGATTGATCCTATTAAAGAAAGGCTATTCAGTCGTGATATCTTTACAATCAATATTGAAGGGGTTATAGATGTGAAACATTCTTATACAAAAACATGTAATGGATTAGCTGGATTGTTAGTTCTAGAAGGAAATAAAACTTACGGTAGAACAGCGAATAAAAAACGCCTCCTGTATAAATGTATACCCGATGATAAACGATTACCGGTATTTTTAGTTCCTTATGATTTAAAGATCGGGTTTTCGAAAGTATATACGAATAAGTTTGTCGTTTTTCGATATGATAATTGGAATTCCTCTTCAGAACACCCACATGGTTTTATAACTGAAACGATAGGCGATGTAGATAACTTAGAGGTTTTTTATGAGTATCAACTATATTGTAAAAGTTTACACGATTCATTGACAGATTTTACGAATAAAACACGAAAAGTTCTCAACGAAAAATCGACGGAAGAGTACGTAGAACAGATATTGAATCATCCGAATTACCAAATCGAAGATAAACGCGATACCTATATTTTTACTATTGACCCAACAAATAGCACCGATTTTGATGACGGTTTCAGCATCGAGCAGTTTGACAGTGGTTATAAAATAACAGTTTATATAGCTAATGTGTTTTTTTGGATGGAAACACTAGGTCTATGGAATTCTTTTAGTAAACGCGTTTCCACGATATATTTACCGGATAGACGAAGACCGATGTTACCAACTGTGTTGTCCGATACATTATGTAGTTTATTAGAGAAACAACCTCGATTTGCTTTGGCGTTGGAATTTATAGTAGATGAAAATGGTTTAATTGTAAAGAAAGACGTTCCACAATCTTGTAAAAACGTTTTAATTAGTGTGAATAGAAACTATAGATACGAAGAAAACGCATTACGCAGAGACCCGTGCTACAATCTTCTTTTCGATTGTAGTGCGAGAATTTGTAAAAATATAAAAAACAGTCACGATGTAGTTTCTTACTGGATGGTTCAAATGAATAAACAAATTGGCGAGTATATGGCTAACCAACATATTGGAATATTTCGCGCCGCTGCATTCATCAATACGCCTGTTTCCACAGATTATACTATTTATGAAAACAAATTGAATGAAGACGTTGTACGTATCATTCAAACATGGAATAATACTTCGGGACAATATATACTCTTTAAAGAAGGATTGTCATTGAATCATGAAATAATGAGTACACAGTGTTATATCCATATTACGAGTCCTATTCGAAGGCTGGTCGATTTATTGAATCAGATGATCTTATTTCGGCATATATCGCCTATTCATCAAACTATGAGCCAAGATTCTATCGATTTCTTAAAAAAATGGATGGAACAAATGGAATATATTAATACTGCAATGAGATCTATTCGTAAGATACAAACCGACTGTGAAGTATTAAATCGGTGTTTTACTACACCTGACATTATGGAAAAAGAACATGAGGGTGTGATTTTCGATAAAATAGTGAAAAACGATGGCACAATTCATTATATGGTTTATTTGGAAAAATTAAAAATGCTCTCTCGTATTACAACCCACGTAGAATTGGCGAATCATGCTTATCATAAATTCCGTATTTTCTTATTTGAAGATGAAGACAAGTCTAAGAAGAAGATACGTTTACAAATAGCATAATATTCTTTTTCGTAATCTATATAAAAGTATATGGGTAATATATAGGTATATGTTTGCTTTACTATTACTCTGTTCATTCGCGGCTATAACAACCGCTTCCATTATCGATAGATTTGAAGATTGGTCAAATAAATTCCATATTAAATTTTTAGATGATAATCATTATTTAGAATTATTCAAAAAATGGCGTGAGAATGATGTTTTTATCTCAAATATGAATAGTCAAAATCTTACATATACACTTGGACATAACCAGTTCTCTGGTATGAATTCCGCCGATTTTCGTGTGTATTTGACTTGGTCTAAACAGGTTTTACACGATTCGGCTTTATATAGAACAACATTTACTGATATTTTAACAGATTTACCAAAGGAAGTAAACTGGCAAGAACAGGGTGGCGTAACACAAGTCAAGGATCAAGGACAGTGTGGGTCATGTTGGAGCTTTTCAAGTACAGGTGCTTTGGAAGGTGCTTATTTTAATAAGGCGGGAGAACTCGTTTCTTTTTCCGAACAACAATTGGTGGACTGTGATATTTTACGTAACGGTGGAAAAGATCATGGCTGTAACGGTGGACTCATGTATAATGCATTTTCTTGGATTAATAAAAATGGTGGATTATGCAGTGAAAGTTCCTATCCTTATGTTTCTGGTGTAACTAAGACCGGTGGAACATGCCAAAAGACATGTTCTAATATAAAGAATAGTCAAGTAGTAGGGTTTTATGATATTCCACCCAGATCTGATGAGCTTATGATGAGTGCGCTTGTAAAACAACCTGTTTCTATTGCTATCGAAGCAGATGAACGTGCATTTCAATTATATAAATCCGGTGTTTTTACGGGAACTTGTGGAACGAAGCTAGATCACGGGGTTCTTGTAGTAGGCTACGGCACACTTGATGTAAATGATTATTATATTGTAAAGAACTCATGGAGTACGTCATGGGGTATGGATGGATATATTTTACTCGGAAGAGGTATCAACCCCGAAACTCATTTACCTTATAATAACGGTGATGGGCAATGTGGATTGTTATTAGAAGCTAGTTATCCAATACTGTAAATTACAAGGTTTAGAATAATAAATAATATCGTATAATATATTATTTATAGTATTAATATATGAAATGGTAAAGTCTATTTGTTCATTATCACAGGATGATGTAAAGGTATTGGAAGCAAAAATTAAACTAAAGAATAAGACGAAAAAACGATATGTCATTAAAAAAAATGAAACCAAAGAATTTATCGAGAATCTTTCGGATAAATTTAGTTCAAAGAGAACAATTATACCACTTCGTATTTTTCAAATATGGGATAATAAAAAGACTATGCCCAATTCGGTAAAAAAGTCTGTAGAAATGCTGAAACAACAGAACCCTGAATTTGAACATACTTTATTAGACTTAGATGAATGTCGCGAATTTATAAAAGGGAATTTCCCTAAATCAGTATTAACTGCCTATGATGGTGTGAAACCGTATGCATTAAAAGCTGATTTGGCAAGATATTGTTTGCTTTATAAATATGGTGGTATTTATTTAGATTGTAAGTATTACTGTATAAACGATTTCAAAATGATATATTTAACGGATAAGGAATATTTTTGTCGCGATGTTGATATATCCTTTGATGGAATTTATAATGCTATTTTAATCTGTAAACCTAAAAACAGTGTTTTGCGAAAAAGTATCGATACGTTTGTAAAAAATACGCAAAATAGATATTACGGGTCAATTCCCTTATGCGTTGGGCCATTGATGATGAAGGAATTTTTTACCCAGAAACAACTCGATAATTTAGAATTGACGCATGAGTATATAAATAATACAAATAGATATATACAGTTATATAAACATCGAGTTTTGAAAGTAAATGAAGATTATTATAGAGAAAAACGATTAAAATCGCATTATTGGGCAGATTTATGGAAAAATAATGAGTTATATGTAAAAAATTGAAAGTCGTATTGTAAAAATTAGAAACCATTATTACAATACAATGTTGGTTACGTTATTTATACTAGGATTTATTGGTGTAACCGCTTTTCGAATGATAAGAGTTTCTGGCAATTTACAGAAACGTAAATGTGCAGATAATTTGCTAGGGATTACTGAAGTAGTTAATGATACAAAAAAGGTTCGTATTCGAACAAAACTATTGATGCCTTTTCATTTTGAAAATACGTGGTTAGAAGGAGAAGTACCATGGACTTTTAATGAAACTGATGTGGACAATAATAATGGTACAACTACTACTACAAAACCAACACCTACATTTGACCCATTAGAGCCATGTGCAATTGGACATTTATTCATATAAAAAATAGTATATTTGCAAGTTTTATGTATTCTAATGTTTTTTATTCAACTACGTGTTGCTCTAAATATCATCTATGCTAATTTCTGCTTGTTTCTCTAACACGAATGTAGTTTCATTCGTATTGGATTTTGTTTGTTTTACTATTGATTCCTCTTCTTCATCTGCATCTGCATCTTTTGTAAAGTCTAGATCTAGTTCTATGTTTGAATTCGTATTACTAGCAGTTACACCTAGTTTGAGTTTAAGAATATGATCTATTTTTATATTCGGCATAAGCTTCATTTGTTCTACTTGTATATCATCGTAGATTGTTAATATGTCGCAATTTTTAGGTGGTTTCTCATAATCTCTGAGTCCGACTAAAACAAGCGAATTTACGGTTATTAAATTATTTCTTTTTTGTTTTCCTCTGAATTTATTACGAATATGCCCTATTAGTCGAACATTGTCATTTGTGAAGATTTCGACCATACCATTGCCAAATGCTTTTGTAACACATGCATATTGTTCGAGTGGGTCGGTTGATAGTTGAATATGCGACGAACCTTTTACTTGGTCCTTTCTCGCTAGACCTTTAGAGCTATTTCCACCGGTGATATTTCGTACCATTATTGTAATAAGATTTGAGTAATAATGATGATATTTATATTCAGTATTTAATTTTCAATTTTTTAGCGTAGACATTCTACTTATATTATGTCTGTTTAATTTATAGAAAAATGGAACAGGAAGATTCGATTCGTGAACCAGTTGATAATAATAATTCAATAAAAACCGATATACAAGACAACGACCCTAATATGTTACATAAACTTGAATTTGTTTTAAATATACAAGAAATACCTGGTAAAAAAATAACCGAAAATTATTTAAAAGAACTTTCCGGTAAATTAAATGCTATTAAGGAAAAGAAACCATACATACAGTATAATTATAGAGTAGTAACTGATACGGATATAGAATATAATAAAATGATGGGGGGTGGAGGTAATAGTAGTTTTCCATTTAATATTTTCGAAGGATTATTAGATAAAATAACAGGAAGAACAAGTACTAGTGAAACTACTGCTCCATCGCCAACTTCTAATGAAGTTATTGATAATGATTCTAGTAATAAAACTGATAATAGTAATATTGGGTTTTTTAATACTATATTTACTGATCCGTCTAATAATGTAGTTGTAGATTCGTCTAATAATGTACCAATTGACACGTCTAATAATGTAGCCATTGATTCGTCTAGTAATACAGCAGTTTATGTCCCTACAAATACAAATAAGAATATTTTTCAGAGACTATTTTCGTTTATTCCGTCATTTGATGTTTCAAATTCGCAGGTTCTCGATGCATCATTTACAAAACCATTAGATATGGACAATTTGGTACAAGAACCTATTGTACTTGATGATAAGTATGATGGCGTTGTACACATTTTGGTGACAATTTACGATAAAAAAAGGGTCTTTAGTTATATAGGCGGTGTTTATCAATTAGAATATTGGATAGAAAGAAAATGAGTAAAATTAAATAGGAGAGAATTTGTTATCAATGAGAAAGCCGATGTGGTGGTGAAGAGTAGGATGGAAAAGAGATTTGTTGTCATTTAAGGACAAAAGGAA